TTTCCTTTTGTGTTGTGTGGGAGAGCGCGAGGTGCCGCCCGGAGGACGGCACCGAGTGCGAGCCACTATCTGTGTCTGTTAGAACGGTGGGTCTTGAGTTGGATCTGCTCCTCTGCAATCACGATCAAAGTTGTCGTCTGGTTTGCACACGAACCAGATCTCGTCGTACTCGGTGTCGTCCGCTTGCTCGCGGCAGTTAAGACAGAGTTCTTCTGGCTCCCTGTCGCGATCAACGGGTGTGCAACGGACGAGGTCGTAGTTAGCGGTGAGTGTGTGGCACCCATCGCATCGCTCAAAGGTGAGTGGATCACGATTGTTGTCATCGTGTTCGCAGTTTGCTGGGGTGCACTCACCTGTTTCTTTCATACCGCATTGGCATGGTTTCATGCTGTCTCCTTAAGGTTTGTTCATAACTTCAGCCAGTTGGACGCACATCAGATCAATGTTTCTGTGACTGTTGCAGCTAGTGCACAGTCTCATCTTCACCTCCTTTCCGTTTGGTTTAATGGTGTGGTCGACCAGTTCCTTTGGGTTGACCATTCGACCGCACGAATAGCAATCCTCGAAGGTCTTGTAAACCTCGGGATCGGTGATACCATCAGTGTCGCAGTACCACGGGCCAGAGTCAGGCTCAGGGCACAGGTCTGGATGCGGGCTGAAGTATTCACAAGTCATTGCTTGCCTGAATCCATCTCCTTCCATTGTGCCTCCGCATTTAGGGCAGCATTCTCGCATGTCATTCCTTTCTGTTAGCCGATGAGGACAACATCCTCGTCGGTGGTTTCGTCATCTGCGCCCGGGCAGATAAGGTTGAATGGTTCGACCTTGACCGTCTCAATTGCTGAGCCGCATCCCATTACGCAATGGAGATCTGGATTCAGTCGGCTCAGCTTCTTGATCAGTTGTTTGACTGTCACGTTGTGCCTTCTTTCTTGTTGACACTAGAGCAATCGTATGGCGGGTAAATCATGCCATCGATCTTGGTCTTGAACATATCAAGATGATCCGTTACGCCGTTGAATTCGGCTTGGAGAGCTGACAACTCTGAGACGGTGATGTTGCCACTGCAAAGCAACTGATGGATTCGATGCTGCATAGCACCAATCGATACAGTCTTAATGCCTTCGGCAAGGATCCTGAGCATTTCCAACGCCTCTTTTCTTTCTTTCTTTCCTAACTGCATAACATTCCTTTCTGTGTAGCTACCGGCTACTCGGTTGGACTAAGTGTCCGCATCCCACCACCCTGGAGTTGGGTGATGGGGAACGGGGACTCAGTTGAGATCAACTGTGCATGGTGTTGAACCTGTTGTCCATGTCATCTTGGTGTCGGGCAACCTCTTGATCAACGGTTCTGTGAGGCTGTCCCTCGCCCTTGTGGATGAAACGTGGACGCGTGTCCTCTTTCATAGTTCTTTCATCCCAAGGAAAAGGACGGTCTTCGCCGATGCACTTGATGTGCTCGGCTGGGATGACGTCGAAGAGCTCAAAGAATTGGATTGCCTTGAGCATCTCACCATTGGTGCCTGGGTGACAGCCGCCCATGCCCACGAACCAGATGAACTGGTCTGTGTAGGTGCGTGAGTCCTTGAAGGAGAGGAAGAACTCTTGCAATGGGTTGTCGTACCCATATGCATAGGTCATGGTGACGCCGTTGGGGTATGACTTGGTGACTATGTAACGTGACATAAAGTGCCTTTCTGTACCGGTACCGCCGGTGCGGTTGTCCTAAGTGGACGCATCTCCACTCTCTGGGGTTGAGAGTGGAGGAGCGAGGACTTAGTTGGGTTCAACTTTGCATGCTGTTGAACTCGTTCTCATCTTCGACACCATTGGCCAGGATTGCATGGTTCAACGGGAGTGCCGTTGATCGCTGCCTGTAGGAGTAGGTGGGTTCAATGTGCTTGAAGCTCGCACCCTCGGGCTGTGTCCAGCCTCGGTTACGGGTGATGAATACGACTTTCTGTACTTCGTACATGTAGCCGTAGATGTGTCGAGGTTGGCCTCGAAGCCAATTCTCCCCATCGATGAAGGACACGAAGTCCTTCTTCTCGCCAAAGGGACAGTTGGTGACGCCGTTGTAAAGTTCGACTGTAAACATTCGTGCCTTTCTGCTAGTGACTAGTTGTTCTCACAACGAGTGGGAACGGGATGCCACTCCCCGTGTGGAGAGTGGTCACCCGCGCTCACGCGCTAGCCGTGGTTATCCAACCACGTCGTAGGACTTTCGTCCTTCGCCGATCTTGCCAGTACCCCGCCCACTAGCGACATGCAACTCCAAGGTTCCTTCACCTTGGAGGAGGTAAGTCAGGCAGCGCTGGCGCTGTTCCCGACTTGCGAATGTAAACCGGTTGTAGGAGCATTCGTGCTCTTCACCGGTACCACCAACGATTACCCACGTTGCTCGCGGATACTGTTGGAGATAGCCCCGTCCGCCGTCAAAGGCGACCATTACCACTTTGGTAATGCTGATCTCCGTACGCGTTGTGAGCGTAGGCAACTCCTTCTTGGTCGAAGGGGTGCTGGCGGAGACGACGGTCATCAAGTTGCTGATCTTCATTTGGAAGATCCTTTCTGCCCATAAAGGGCTTGTACAGATGGACTCGACTAGCACGCGCTAATCGTCGTACATCTACAGGTTTAGTCAGTGGTGTTACACCGACTTCCTGTTGTGTGAGCGGGGATACCACTCACTACATAGACGTAGTGAGGGTTCCTAGCGAATCAACTAGAGTTGATCTAACCTATGGTTACAACGTGCCCCGTTGCGTTTCGAGAGAATCGAATCAGATGACTACAGGTAGTCAGTGGCAAAGCCCACCTAGGGGCCAAGCCCCCTAGTCTGATTCTTGTGAAGCAGGGGAAAGAGGGAATCCTTCTCAAAATCCTATAACTACTAACCGGGTATTCCGGGCTGTTCTCTCTTTCTTCTATATATTCTTCTATACATTAGGAAGAAAAGATACGGTACTCTAGGTACTGGCCCGCCTACTAAAACCCCCCTGGGCTTTATGGGCACCAGAGGGGCAGATTGGAGGTTAGTGTTCGTCCGCGTGTTCTTTTCTTAGGCTGACCCCGTGGATCCCGCGGTCATGACCCTGACTCTCAGGCAACCGGGTCTGTCTCAATCCCCAACTTGATTCCTGACAGATCCTTACAAATAACATGTTATTCGGGACATGTATGCGAATCCTGTTTGATTCCACCCAATCATCCCACTGTGCCTTGACCACCTCATTTGCTACAAATCCATCCCTGCGCGCCACAAACCGGGCACTCAGGAACGAATCAAACGGGTTGTTCTGCAAATGATACAGCCGAACAGCATCCGCACTCGCAGCTGGAGCCGGCCATCTATCAGAAACAGGTGCAGCCAACAACCGTTGCGCTCCCCGAACTGCCCACATAGCAATTCCCTGCAACTCTTCCTCCAACTTATCCTCTAAAGCCAGGTCTTCCCTGCCCTCAAAGCTCACATCAAACGGCAAAACCAGCATTTTGCCACTTAGACCCCTGCCTTTATTGGGCAAAACCGGAATCTCATTGCTCTGAACCATCGGAGCAGCGTTAATTACCACGTTCCGCTGCTGTCTTTGGTGCTTTGCATTGATAGTCATCGGATCCTGACCCACAATATTCTTCAAAACCCGGCAAACTCGCTCTCCTCCCTTGGAGTCCATCTCATTTACCTCGTTAATCGCCAGCACCTTACTCCTCTCTAACCCATCCATGCCAAATTCATTCGCCAAATCCTCCAAACTGCTGCTCATAAACGCCGCCCTGCCGATCAACTTCCTCATCACAGTGGTAATTGTCCCCTTACCACCCCTGATCTTGCCATACATCAGCATCCAGCGCGCATATCTACGGGTTCCCATCAAGCAATACCCCATCCACCTTGCTAAAAGCTCTGCCCAAGCCGGATCCCCGTCACCCCACTCCGAAACAGCCTGTTCCCACCGCGGACATGTAGCCCCCACATCAAAATCGACCGGCAATACCGCCGGGTCAAACCAGTTTTTTGGCCTACCCATGGTCTTCCCGTTCTGTGGGTTAAACAAAACGTCCTGAAACGCAATAGTCGTCCCCGGCGGGAAGTCTCCAATGGGTGTACCGATCCAACAAGGCACAATCTCCGCGTCAATCCGCACCAACGCCTCAAGTGCCCGTGCCACTCCGTCAATCTTCTGCCTATCTGGACCAAATCTTTCCAGCGCCACTCCATTTCTGGTGGGCTTCTCCCAAACAGCGTCCTCCAAACACACCCAAACAAGATCCTTCAACCTCTCATCATCAAGAACAGCCCATCGGTGATCCTTCCAGACCCACCAATCGTTCCTCCAACGGTAAACACCTGAATCCCGGAACCTCTCTTGCATCACTCGACGTGCAACCTTCGTCGGCTCAATTGAATTGAGCGGGTCTTGTCTCCAATCCATGTTATCCTTTCTTTAGGTCTTGAAACCTCGCTCTCGATTGTACCATAAATCCACCATGGCATACATAAGCAACGATCCAAACGCTGGCATTCGTGAAGTCTCTGGTCAAGCGATCCCAAGCGGAGGCATCAACTCCTTTAGATCACCCGGCAACGAGTTTGTAAACAAGCGACGGAGGGATAACAACGCTTACTTCAATCAGCGACCACGCGAGCCACGAAAGCCAAAGGCTAAGCCAAGTGCTCCTGCACCTGGGGCGGCAACCTTCATGGCTCCTCCCTCACTTCTTGAACGACCTGGTTTTAGAGATGAGTTTGGAAATCCATTAGTTCCAGGAGTTCTGTATGCGGGTGGACCACCTACTGCAATTCCCGGAAAGCCAGTTCCAGTAAAGACAAATCCAATTGCTACACCACCCGTTCCTGCACCAGTGCCAGCAAGAGAACAAGTAAAGCCAACAGCAATTCGCGGTGGCCTTAATGACTACGGCGCAGAGTCTGGCGGATACGGTCCATCTAAGTATTTGTACGACACCGAAGGCAACGCTAAGAAGCAAGCTGCGGCAGATGCAAAGAAGCGCGAAGCCGCTGAGTTTGAGAAGTACCTTGAAACACAACGTGCACGGTTTGCACAAGAAGCAGCAGTTGCAAAAGCACAAGAAGCGGCTAAGCAAACACAGAAGTATCAAACAGTAGACAACACTAGACGCGACTTCTCTGATGCTGACATCATGAGTTTCTCAAAGGACTTTAACAAGAATTCTGAAAAGTTTAAGAAGCTCAAGAAGTTCCGAGCAACCAGCAAAGCACGTGCTGATGAAGACGAAGAGAATCGCCGCCTAATGCAAGCCGAACGCCTTGGTGCGCCAACTGCACTTGAGATGAATATGAAGTTAGCGCGCATGGCAAAGAATGCACGCAAGACTAAAGAGGCTAGTCCAGACGAGTATTGATTGAAGAAAGCAAAGCCGTCATACATATCGTTTGGAGGTGGCCTTCGGCTCCTTGATGAGGACTACTTCATTGAGGAGCTGAAGGGCTTTATACGAAGTCGCCGCGGGTTCCGCGGTCTATGCCGAGCCATTGGTTGCCCACTGATCTTTGTAGACCAAGGCAAAGCGTTTGTCGATCCCGTCACATTTCAAATCTGCATGAAGTCAATCACGCGCGCGGGTGCGCAGGACTTTGCAATGCCTGGTGCCAAGAGCAAGAACGGCAAGCGAACAAACCTCCCGTACTGCCGTGTCTCTATCCCACCAGAAGAGATCCGTACTAACTGGCGGTGGCTGGTAGGGGAACTACTCGCTGGCAAACGTCTTGCCAAGATAGGCACTCCCGCTCAAGTCAAGCGCGCCATGCTTGACCTCACTACCCGTTTGGCAGAATTATCCTATTCCACTCTTCCAACTGTGATTGCAGAGGAGTACGATTCATCTATAGCACGCGCACGACTACCAGAGGATCCCGACAATGCCACCAGGAGAAATCCCGTCACGCACACCGAAGAAGCTAACTCCATTCAGCATGGGGCGAGCTGGCGTAAAGCCGCCCGCACGCGAAGAGCCAAAGCCATCGGGTCGTGCGCGTCCTCAACCGTCGAAGACTAATCCCATAACTAACAAATCAATTGAGGCAACTGGATCCCGTGGGGCATCCAAGATGATTGTCCTCAAGAGACGCAGGAGTGGTGGTGTTGAAGGTCTTGCAGAAACGCCTGCTGTCGAGATTGGTCGTACTGCTGGCAAATGGACTCGCAAGGATTGGATTGAAAAGCAAGAAAAGCCAGCAACTGAAATTCTTGAAACTGCTATCCAAAAAGCAAATGTTTTTCTCCCAGAAGCTGAAAAGATTGGCGTGCCTGATGCTCAAGGAGTTCGCAGACCAACCTTTGCTGAAGTACGAGAGAAGCAATATGAACTTGCACTCCGACAAGTTAATAACATTAAAGATCCTGATGTTCGAGGAGTAGCACAGCGCACCCTCAACGAAGAGTTTCCTGAAACCTCACGTCCTCGCAATTTAGAAACCACTCGCGGCTTGGGTGCCGATGAGGGATCTAATGTTGTTGTTGAACCAAACCTGGACAAGGGTGGCAAGAAGATTGCACGTCCCGGCCTTGTGGGTGGTGGGGATGAGAACGAAGGGGCAAAACGAATTGGTTCCAAGCGCGCTGCATTTATTAGAAGTAGACAGATTGCAGAAGAAGGTACCGAAAAAACTATTGAACGGGCGCTTGCTAAACTTCGCAAGATTGGCGAGACGGGCGACCCAAATAATGCTGATGACGTAAAGGCTTACAACAAGGCTCAGAAGAAATTCTTAGAAGCACTTGATGCAGAACTGGTAGTCAGCGGCAAGTTTTCAACCTATGACCCCACCCGCCAAGGTGATCGCAAGTCAGAGCAAACGGGTGAAAGCAAAGACCGTAAGGGTGTGTATGGAACTGAGTCAAGTCAGAAGTTTGGTTCTGAAATGGAAGGCACTGCGGTTGATGAGCCAAGACAGGTTCAAGACCGAATGTACCGGCAAGCAATTGCTAATCCAAAGATTCTTCAAAAGCTTAAAGACAACTTCCGATGGGCTGATTGGAATGCGTACTCGGAAAAACTAGACGCGCTTACGTCTAAGCCTGGTTCCAAGACTCATGCAATGGAGTCTGCTGACATTCTTCGCGCTGTAGTCAAGGGCATGTCTCTTGAAGCGGCAGCAAAGAACCAAGCAATGAACAGGGCATCTGGCTCACGCGTGGCATCCCAGCCATCCGGTATTTCTATTACCGGCAAAGAGCTAGTTGAAAACAAAGACCTAATAAGCGTTCTTGAAAATCTTTCAGAGGGCAAGTACAAGGTTGAAGCAACTAGTAAAGGTCGTCGGAAATTAAAAGAACTGATTGACGACACATCTGATCTAACTGGTTTGCGGCGAGAAGTAGCAAGCCGTGCTGTTGTTGAAGCACAGGCCGGCAACACAAGTGCTCTTCGGTCAATTCTTAAAGACCTAAGCGAATCGCAAAACCCAAGTGCTGCTGAAAGAGTTGGATCTACACCGGCAACTGCAAAGATCCTAGAAACTTTGTTTGGCGAACAAGGTGGTGGCAAGCGCAACCCCAACACAAGTGCACTTGAAGCAGGTATTGGACCAGCCCGTGGTTCCGAAAAGATGCTTGCGAGGGGTCAGGGCGGAACAAACTACAAGAAGACAGAGGTTGAAGGCAATCGCAATCGTGATCGCCGCAACACTCTTACAACTGTTAAACGCCTTGAAGAAACTCCTTACGAAGCACCGGCTCCTGGCCAGGATATTGTTACTCTTCAGAACAAAGCCCGTCAGGAAAAGGCTGAAGCAGCAGACAAACTCAAGCCTGATTACGCTGAAAGACTTGCAGCAACCGCACGAACCAACGCTGCTATGAACAAGTCTTCTAATCTCAAGCAACTTTGGGAAGAGAAGTCGCGGCAGTACCTTGGCGAATCATCAAACATTGACGGCATTAGCGCCAGCAATGCAAAGCACATTGAGGCTGGTCGCATCTCTATAAGCGAACAGCATCGTGATGTTGGCCGAATGGTCAACGATACTGTTAAGCAATACGGAGCAAACGTCAAAGCCGAGACAAAGGATCTTGTCAAGCCAAAAACGTCTGTTATGAATCGACCATTTAATCGGGTTGAGCAGATTGTCAAGGAGATTAAAAAGCTCCGCGATGGCGCTCCAACAGATCCAAAGGACGACACGTTTGTAATTAAGCGAGACAAGACGGTTGTTAAAGAAGGTGAACCAGACACAACTGGCACCATGAAGGTCACGCGTAGTGAACGTATTCGTGAACTAGAGGCTGAAGCAAACAACATTCTTACCGACCTAACAAGTGAAGAGCTTGCAACTTGGAAGAAGTTGAGTGGACTGCCACTTACAGCAAAGGTTTCAGATGCAATTATGCGTCTTGCGCGTCGAGGAACTGATGTACAGCCTACTAAGCCTGGTGCAGTTAAAGTATTAAGTGTTCCTCCTGCCGGCAAGTCAACAAATCCATTGTCTCAGTTTGAGCAAAGAAAGAAGGGTCGTGGGGCCGACAAGCCAGTAGTAACAAGTACTTCAAGTATTGTTGACGGCAAGGAGGTTCCAGCAGGACTGCCTATTAGTGAAGCAATCCGCAAGACTCGTAAGGGTAAACAAAGCAGGAAACCTTATCGCCCACGTTCTGACAGTGCAATTGTTCGAGAAGCAGGTAGTAAAAACGTAAAGCTTCGCGACCGCTTGCAAGAACTTGGACAAGAAGGCATACTCCGGTAATGACACCACGAAGCCTATCTCAGACGGTAGACACTTCGCATGATGATCAGATCATGTCCTTCTTTAGCCCCACCCGTGTGGGGTCGGCTATAAGGGCGACAGGGTGGGATGTGTCGGAAGAGATGGAGCGTCTAGTAGACCTTGCTAGAAACAGTAGTGGCAAGACATCTATTGATGCAATGAAGCGTATAAGAGAAATTGTTCGAGAGGTAGCCGAACTAAACGGCATGATTACAACCGCCACCGCAACGGTGGTAGAAGCAGATGGCAATGGAAAAACAATCACACAGTCCGCAACGAAACTCGTATCAAGTATCCAAAGAAGTCCACACGCAATCAGCCAGGACACCACTGGAACCATTGCCGCCATCTACTTGCCATCTCGGGGATCTACCACCTAACGTCCACGATGCGTTCTTGCACATCACCTCAATGGACAACATGCAAGCCGCACGCGCCGGTGCTCCTATCCTATTTTCCTTGGGCATCTCTGACCCAGGAACCTGGTGGGGCGAAGTATCCGAACTTGGTACCGCCATCTTGGATCGCATCAAAACCAACAACCACAACTTCCACCAACGGTTTGTTGACATGGCTATCGAACTCCATGCAACTAGCCCGATGGTTTCGGACCATGTAGTTCTTGCTGCAACCATTCTTCGCGTAGCGACAACTGAGTTGATTGCCGTCAAGGGCATGCAACGGCGCATGGTTAACCTTTGATTCCAGTTGCCATCCCGCTGCCTGAAGACGGCAACACTATGTGGCCATTGCCACATGACTATCTCACGCTTACACCTGAAGGGCAGCGTCTTGCGCGCGTTAACGCGTGTTCGCAGTGGTTGTTGCCCACCAACGATCTGCGGTTAAAGGCAACGCGGTTTGCTGGCAGCGTCAACTTCTTTGACCAGTGGTACCTCTATCCCGATTGGGATGAGGAGTTCAACCCCTACTTCTACGACGATGATCCAGTAGAACCGCCGGCAGGACACTTTGCAATCTACCGAATGTGGGCTATGTCACCCCGCTCAATTGCAATTGCACCCCGTGGATTTGCCAAGAGCAACTGTTTCCGCAAGACAGCGCTGTTGCAGATGCTTACTCGCCCTGCATATTCATTTATTTATGCAACCAGTTCGGTAGATAATGCAGAGCAGACTGGTCAGATCATCAAGAGCCAGTTCATTGGGAACAAGCGAATCTTTGATGACATGGCTCCTGAGTTCCCAGACGGTCGCATTACTCCACGGCGTGGTGAGGCATCTTTTGGCGTTGAGATGATGTACCTCAACAACGGCAGCTGGTTCCGCGCTATGAGTGCTGAAAGCCGCCAGCGTGGTGGTCGCCCCCGCGTGTACGCGTTGGATGACCCGGAGTATGACCCAAAGGCATCGACCAGTATGACCATCCTCCGTTCCTACATGGAACGCTTGTTGTTCAAAGTGGTCATGCCCATGATTACCCGTAAGGACACTAGCGTGCGGTGGCTGGCTACCTTTGTGAGTCGCCGTCACTACGCGTGGCACGCCATGATGACTGAGCTGCTGGCTGACGGCAGCAAGATTGCCAAGGACCCTCGTTTTGACCAGTGGGCACGTCTGATCCTACGTGCGGAGTACGACGACAACGGTGTGCAAAAGAGCACTTGGCCGTCTATGTGGCCGCTTGACCGCAAGGCCCGTGACGCTGATGATGCAAACGAGGGTCGCGTTAGTCTCCAAGAAATCAAGGAGATGATCGGCACTCACAACTACATGGCTGAGTATCTAGCCCAGCCGGGTGAGTCAGAAGACGTGTACTTTGGCGAGATCACCCAAGAGAAACACGGGTGGTGGCTAGAAAGCCCCGACCTCAACAGCGACCTCGATCCCTATTCCTCAACCGCCACTATCTGCTGGCGGGGCAAAGCAGACGTCATTGAGAAGTTGCCACTGCCTGACTTCCTTACTCATCGCATCAAACTGTTTGCCACCGTCGACACCAGCTACACGGCAACCAGCGACAGTGACTTTAAGGTGTGTACGGTCATGGGTTACGACCCTGTAGACGCAGTTCTCTTTGTCCTAGACACTTGGGGCGGGCAGGTTCGGGAGCCAATCCTCATCGAACACGCCTTCAAGATGATCACCAAGTGGCGCGTACCGGCTGTTCATGTCGAGGTCGTACGGCAGTCGTTCAGTCTGTATGCGGCCATGGAGTCAATGGTAAAGCAGCGTGCTGACCAGATTACGGGCATGACCCCACCAAGGATCATCAAGTTGAACCCAGGAGTCATGGACAAGACCAGTAAGATCAGCGCCCTCAACTACCGGTTTGAGCACGGGCTGATCAAACTTCCTTGCTGGCGGCGGGGGTCTCAGCCATGGCGTTCTGTCTTTGAGCAGTTTGAGCAGTTCAATCCGGATGCCGAAAGTGGGGGTCTGGCCCACGATGACTTCATCGACACCATAGCCATGAGCATGTTTGTGGTTCGAGGTCGTATGGAGCGGTCGGCTATTAAGGTTGAGGGTGAAGAAGACACCTTGGTTGTTGAAAATCCGATGGAAGAAATTGCCAACGGGAACGTCATTGATAAGAAATACGGGATCCACATTGCCGAGCTGATGAACCTAAACGGCATTTCGGTTCAAGATGCGCTCGGTATGATGAAGGAACCAGTTCCACAAATCGGAGGATCCCGTGTCTGACCAAATGCATTACGAAGCCCCGCGTCCAAATCCGGGGCAGTTAACGGTAACTATCCCGCTTTCCTATTTCAATTTGCTAGTTGAGTCGTATTATGCAGGGAGGGGGCACAACGAGCCACCGGCTCCTGTTGCTCCTCAAGTCGAAGAAAACGATTTGGCTTTCATCAATAAGAACATGGGAAGCGTTGATCTCTTAGAAGACATGCCTCCCGGCTGGACTAAAGTTATGAGGAAGGCAATCCCAAATGGCAAGTGACGGAGTAAACCTTCCTAAAGATCCAAAGACGCTTGGCAAGATCATTGACGCTCACGTATCCCGTGAGATGCTCAAGCTCACTTACCGGCGTACCTTATGGTTGCTGGCGTGGTACTACCTGAATGGTTTCCGACGCTTTGATGTCTTTGACCCGCGGACTGGCCGCATCACTCCTCATTATCTTGATGAGGAAGGCAACATGGAGTTTCAGTCCAGTGAACTGTTGTCAATTGTAGATAAGACAACCGCTCGTTTGAACACAATGAATCTTCACCCGCGCGCATTGCGGCAGGGTTTCTCTCTTGCTGGTCTTCGCGAGCGTTCAATAGCGCAGTTAATTGCAGATGCAGTCGTTAGTGATCAACAGCTTGTCCAAGTTCAGCGAGATTTCAACTACCTCTATGCTCTTCTGGGTTCCTGCGGTATTACGGGTCATATGGTTGATTCTCCTACTGTTGGTCTTACTGCCGATCTTGAAGTCATCCACCCGAAAGAATTGATGCCGTTCCCATCACTGGGACACGACCATACAAAGGTTCGCGGCATGATTCGTCAGCGCCTTGTTCCTCTTAATTTCCTCAAGGACAAGTACGGAACTGGCAAGATTGAAAGCAATATTGAAGAAATGAACGTATGGCGCTGGCAGTACGGTCATCAGATGGAAGAGTCACAGGACGCACCTTGGAACGGCACTGGTTACTTTGTTTCTACCATGGCTCAGGGTGGGGTCCGCGGCAATGTTGAAGACTCAGACACCCAACAGGTTGCAAAGATCCGAGAGACTTGGATCAACGGTGAGCGGGGTACGGTTAGCCGTTACATTGTGTCAAGTGGCGATGTCATCATTGACGATCAAGACCTAAGCCGTGTTGAAGCCTATTGCCCAATTGGTTTTGCTCGCTTTATGGACAACGGAACCTTCCATGGTGCTGGTTTGTTTGACCTAATGTTTGGCATTGTCCGCGAGATGGAGCGACTCCTCAAGAGTTTGTTCAACAACATCCGCACAATGGACCGTTACGGCGTGATGCTTATTCCGCAGGGCACAATCAACGAACGCGCAACCATGCGTGAAGTTGGTCAGGGTCTTCGCTATCTGTCGTATAGCAAAGATGCTTTGATGGGCGATGACTTTAAGCCATTGGTCATCCAGCCATTCAATGCTGGTGATGTTCCAGGCAAGGTAGCGCAGTTTGCTAAGACAATCATTGATGGCCTGTCGCCGGTGCAAGACTTGATTGCCGAAAAGGGTCGTGTAGATAGCGCAAGTGGTCTACAGTTCCTTGACGAGCAGATCAATAAGGCAATGACGAACCCCACCAGTGGTGTGCAGACTGCATTTGGCACCATGTACCGGGCGGTTGTGGCTAAGGCAGCTGGTCAAATGCTCGTAAGTCAGCGTGCTTTGCCTGTAAACAAGCTAACTACGGATCTTGCGGGTGCAATGATTGATCCAGATAGCGGAACTGTCTCCTTTAAGAACAACCCGCTGCCTAACTTCAGTCAGATTGCCTTTACTGTGCAGGACACATCACCAAAGAGTGAGGTTGTTCGCAAGCAAGAAGCGCTTTCTATGCTTCAAGCTGGGCTTACTGATCCAGATGGATTGAAGTTGTTTGCTATGAAGGAAGGTTTAGACCTTGCTATCTGGATGGAAGAAGAGAAGAGTGCGTATGAGAGTGTTGTGCGAAACATTCTGCTCCTGTTTGGAGATGGATCGCAGACGCAACAGATTGTTATTACTCCGCACACAACGCGACCTGATATTCAATTGAGAGTACTGGGTGCTTTTATGGCAAACCCAATCATGTCAGTTGCAAGTGTTCAGGTGCAGGATGCGTTTAAGGCATATCGTGAATCATTAATTGGATTTATGGGACAGACACTGCCGGCAATGGTCCCAAACCCAGATGACATGGCCAACGTGGCTGGTCAACAGGGACAACCAGAGCCAGCTCAACCGCAGGGAAACATGTAAATGGCTGATGAAAACGATGCCGGAGACGAACAGGTTGTACGGAACCTCAACACTCTTGTGGAAGTGGATGGGGATTTGATTCCGGTACAGCGATTGATTGATGCAATCCATCAGGCTGGTGGGCTGCATGACGAAGTAAAGAACCTTCGTGAGTTTCGTGATTCTGCTACTCAGTTTCTTCGTCGAGAGGGCGAACAACATGAGATTGCTACGGCTGCATCCAAGATGCTTGAGGGAGCCGGATTTAATGATGACGAGATCAAGGAATACGTAGGTGACTGGAACCGATCACAGTCGCAGACTGATGATGAACCAGAAGAAGAAGTTGAAGAAAACACACAAGGAAACAAGGCACAAAAGATGGAAAACGACCCACGATACGACAAGTTGGCAACGGAAACCCGCCAGATGCGGCTTCGTTTAATGCAACAAGAAATGGAAAAAGGAGTTACTGAGGCTATTGACAGTAACTCAGACATTGGGAAGATGTTGACAGGTCTGGATAAGACACGTGGCCGCGAACATGCCACGGGTGCCTACCAGGCAATTCAGGACCAGATTCGCAAGGCAACCATGGATCGGCTTTACGAACGCCGAGACAAAACTGGTGGCAACTTTAGCGAAGACTGGATCCAAGAAGAAGCAGCGCGAGCTGCTGCGGATGTAGCAAAGTCTTATTCGACAGTCATCGGCGACTTTGACCAAATTGGTCGGACACCGGAAACAGTTACGGAGATGGACACACTTGCTGCAAAGCCACCGGTTCCGGTGCCCGAGTTTAAGAAGGGCATGGACCGCGGCGATGTTGATACGAATGTTCGAGCATGGAATACGGACACTCTCTCTCGTTTGGCTGTGGAAACCTCCGCTGGTGGGGAATCCAAAGCATAACTAACCAATTAACCGCCAAGGAGGCGGATTAAAATGCCTGCACAGTTCTCTACTACTGGATCTCTGTTTGACAAGCAGTCAAGCCGGATCCAGGAAATCCTCAACAAGAACATTGAAGTGTTCTTGCCCGCCCTTGATCCCGCCTGGCGTGACACCTTTGTCACCAACCAGGGTGTTGGTCCTGCGAGCATGATCGGACGCGACCTCAAGATCCTCAAGATCTACATGGGTTCGATGGCCGGCGTGCTCGACATGGCTGACAACCGTGACAACTTTGTTCTCTACGGCGATAAGACCGTCAGCGATATTGGTGCAAAGCTGCAACAGCAGACCAACACCAATACTTGGCCAGATGCAACTGACGGAGTTATGGCTAAGCCATTCCGTCTTGGCGTTGGTATGAAGGCAATGGTTTCCAACCTGTATATGTCGCTTGGCGAAATGACAGCGGAAGCCACACCAGCCTTTATCGGTGAAGTCATTGGACCGAAGCTGGAAGGTCATGCCCGTCTGATTGCACACACCCTGTGCAACTACTGGTATTTGGCTGAGAACAACGCTTACCAAATTGGCTCTATTACGTTTACCACCGGTACTGCGTTCTTCTCAACTGACTTCCTTTCGTCGGCAACGCCAACGTTTACAGCTGCTGGTACTGGTGCCACTCAGACAGGAGTTACTGCAATCAAGTTCTTTGCCAACGAAAAGAACATTGACCGTTATGCACTTGGCATGCGCGTTGATGTGTTTGATGCAAGCACCCCTCAGATTCGTAAGAACGATTCGCAGGCTACTGCTGCGGCACAAGGACCTAGTACTCGTGTTTCAGCATGGGTTGCTGCTGTTGACGAAGTTACTAACTTTGTAACTATTGCATTTGGTTCTGGCATTTCAATGACCTCTGGTGCTAACCACTTTGTTTACTTTGCCAACGCTCGTACGCTCAACAACGGATCTTCAACTACGGGTACCGGCTATGGTTTTGCCGGCATCAATAGTTGGCTTCGTTCAGGAGCAAGCGGCGCATCTGACGGTAGTCAGTTCTTGCTTGGTAATGATCGTGATACGGGTAATCAGATTGACGTTAACGTCCATCCTGAGTTCCGTTCGTACATGAAGTCCAGCGTAGGCACCTTGACTGAGCACAAGATGCGTCAGTACCTCCGCGGATTCCATCGTGCTAAGGAGAAGTACGGCCAGTACATCGACACGCTTATTGCGTCCGATGGTGTTTGGCTGAACTACGAGTCGCAGAAGATCGGCCAGTACATGCTGGACCGTACCAACCGCCTCTCAAGTCTCCAGAACGAAGGTTCACAGGAAGGCTTCAAGTTCTCCTTTGACGGTCGCACGTACACGGGCTACACCTCGAATTACATTGAGGACGGCACCGTTTACGGCATTCGTAAGGGCGGAACGAACTGGAAGAAGTACGTCCCACCATCGCCAAAGGGCACCCAGAAGTTCGACAAGGCGGAATCGTTCATTCCGTTCGAGTTCGTTGGACCGTCCTTGGGCTATGCAGACGTGAAGGTTCCAATTCAGCGCGTGTCTGGCAACAGCACGCTCGTCACCGAAGGCATGCAGATGCCGGGAATGCTGCGTATGCAGTTGGTCCCAGATCAGCCTGCCGGTATGAAGCTGACCAACGTTACTACGGACCGTCAGTACGGCGACTAAGCCTCTCAGAGCACCCACTGCCACACCAGTGGGGAAACCTCCAACCACCAGGATCTTCGGGTCCTGGTGGTTGTGTTTTTGGCTCACCGCTTATAATGCCTACATGTCATGCATTGAAAAAATTCTTGAAGCTCAACTGTCTATCCGTATGCAGCATTGGCTTACTACGTCTTATGCTCAACACAAAGCGCTTGGTAAGGCATACGAGGGCTTAGACGGTTTAATTGACACATTTGTTGAAACATTTATTGGTGTAAAGGGTCGTGAACCTCTCTCCAAAATCAAAACAATTGTCATTGATGATGACATTGAAGACGTTCTTGATGAACTTGAAGACACTCTTCGCAATGAAGTTCCAACGGATTTTAGTCCTAAAGAAACCGCATTGCTCAACATCCGCGACGAGATGCTTGGTCTTGTCCAGCACACCAGATACCTATTGACGCTGAAATAACATGAATAAAATAACGCCATCAATGCGAATTAAGTTAAAGCAGATGATGCTTAACCAAGAAGCGCTTTACAACCAACAAGGTGAAATTGAAGCCGCCAAGCTTCGCGCGGGAGTTCCTGCTCTTAGCCAACTAGAATCTGAAAAAGCCAGGTTGCGTCAACTCATGGCAATAGACAAACAATCCGATAGTCTTGCAAAAGACTTTAAGAGAAAAGCAACTAAGAAGAAACCTCGTTATTAAATGGCAAAGAAGTCCTTCCAATTAAAAGCAAAGCACAAGAATCCACTTGGCGGCTTAAATGAATTGGGTCGCAGTGCGTACAACCGCGCTACAGGTAGCAACTTGCAGCGTCCACAACCCGAGGGTGGTTCGCGCAAGAAGTCGTTCTGCGCGCGCATGAGCGGCATGAAGAAGAAGTTGACCAGCGCCAAGACTGCAAACGATCCGAACTCGCGTATCAACAAGAGCCTTCGGGCGTGGAAGTGCTAATGAAGAAGAACCCACTTAACTCGCTTGTTGGCAACATCAACAAACGCAAAGCAGCCGGCACCTCGCGACCCAAGTCCAAGTCCACCGTAGACCCAAAGCAGTACGCCAAGATGAAACGAGGCTGGAAGTAATGGATATTGAAATCACATTTGATGCTAAGTACGAGGCTGCGTGTGCTGGCCTTGCCATGTATGAAGATCATGAGATCATGCCTGATGGTGATTGGATTCGTTTTGCGCGCCGTGTGACCGGTATCCCCGAGTTGTTTATGTATCACCACAAGCGCACGGGGAACTACGTGTTTGCCAAGTGGCTCTTTAAGCCAGACGTGTGCTTGGAATTGGAGTGCTTTGAGACCCCACCAGATCGGGGTGGTTGGATGTCGGCATCGGAGTTGAAGGCGCGGTGCTCGCCGGTTGACGATACGGTGCGCTCTATGAAAGACAAAATGCGTTTGGGTGTAAGCCAACGCAAGCATGAGTATGAGGAAAACGAGCTGCAAAAGAAGGAAGCAATTAAGATGCTTCACAAGCAGGGCAATGATGTTGAGGCTCGTAATATTGCTACTGGCAAAACGCCTTGGATTGGTGCTGCTAGAGGCGGCGCGTCGTATGCACGGACTTGTGAAACTCTTCGCCAAATGGCAGGTAGACACTAATGGACGCAACAGGTGGATTTATCCAAACAGTCCTAGATCGCACCCGTGCGTATCTTGATGATCCATCTATTGATGCCAAGTACGATGACAACTTCCTCGTAAAACACGTCATTAGCCCGATGTTTGCATCGGTGTCATCGCGCATCAATAACTCTCTAACGAATCCAATTAGCGTATGGATTCCATTTCCTCTTACACAGGGAACGCAGTACTACGCACTCCCTCCGTGCGTTGGCGAGGTGTGGCGTATGGCTATCCGCAACGATGACAAGTACGTTAGTCGCGAGGCAATGCCGCGTACCGAGTATCACTACCGTGGTCCAAACTGGAAGGTAGAAGGCAACATGATTGTCTTCAATCCAACGCCTGACCAGGACTACGATGACATTGAATTGCAGTTTATGCACAATGGTGAGATCATGCCATTCATTACGCCGGCAACTCTTGTTGGCCCACCAGTACTAGCAACTATTGGAAGCAGCGGCGCATTTACCTGCACCACTGCAACAACAATTGTAGTTGGTCAAGATATTACTATCACTGGCACAAATGGCGGAACTGGCATCATTACTGGATACACAACTGGTACAAAGTATTACGTTATTGCAACCAACGGAACTACAACATTTACGTTGTCAGCAACTTCTGGTGGTGATGCAATTAGTACAACTGCTGGAAGTGTAAGCGGTCTAACGTGTGCTACAGACAAAGGAATCATCACAATTCCATTGTCAACAACGCCAACTGTTGGTGTTATTGATCGCCGCGACAATGCCTACCTTGGTAGCACGGTTCGTATCTTGACTACCACTGGGATTATTGAAGAGCGCATTGTTTCTGCTTGGACCAAAGATAATACGTCTTGGAAAACAACCGTTCGCCTCCCGTTTACCTATGCGTCTGCCGGCACGGTAACGGTTGAGTACGCGCCGTTTGGCCTTGAATCCCTCTATGAAGCCGTAGCTGTTGGTGGGGCTATGAAGCTTGGGACGTACAAGAAGATTCCAATGTCGCAGTTCCAATTGCTTCAGTTGCAGTACAAGGACGCAATGAAGACTTGCATGGATCACTTTAGTAGCCAGCAGATGCGCGTGCCGAAGTACTTTGAGCGCAGCACCGCGGACAACAAGTTGAACGACTGGAGAAACATCTGATGCCTATTCCTGGGCAATACAAAGACATCACGGATAACGAAGGCAACTACCCCAACACGCCAAATCAATGGCTGCTTCGTAATTTGTTTGGTGGTACCCAGGTAGGTTGGTCGTCAGGTGGCTCTAGTCCCACATCATTTAACATTGCGTACCCAACTGTTCCATCAACTAACTTCTTAATTCCCTGGATTCCAGGCCCACCAGTTGGTGGGTTCAATCCAACCAATATTTTTATTGGTGGCGGAACCGGTGGCAACACCGAGGTATTTAATGGCACTAATGGAACTAACGGAACCAACGGCGGTGGCTCAGACCCAATCTCGTGTAGGTTTTTTGATATAAGTAGCAATGAAGTTACTGTTGATCCTGTCAGTCAAATCTTCTTTAACTTTCCAGACGGCGAAGTAACTGATGCTGGTAATGGTGTTGTTGAGGTTACATACTCAACTGGCGGCTCTACTGGAAGCCTGACTGCAACTCTTCCCGTAGTAGTTACACCACCTGGAAGTATGTCGAGTAATAAGCTTTTAAGTTTGAATTTTGACAGTACTGATTCGTTTGTACTTTCTGGCGGCTCTACTCTTCAACTAAAAGCAATTACCGTCACACCACCTACTGATGTAGGTTTGGTGTCAGACGTTACGGTTGATGGCTTTGGCCGAGTAACTGCATTTGCCCGTCAGGCTGTTGGGGTGTACAAGATTACTGGTTCAGCTATTCAGGCGGCAAATGGCTTTTGGGAATACACAGCAACACTTCAAAAAACAAAGGCAACATGGCCATTCTTTGAGAATGATATTGGCAGTATTACTTGCTTTAACTTTCTTGAGACAGCCAACACAAGTACTTTGACCTACGGCGAGCCATCAACTGTTATTGGAAGCCAGATGGACTTGAATGATTACGATAACTTCAAAGTTAATGCTGTTCCAACTGGAGTCATTGTTCAGGTGTTTAAGTGGGGAACTAAGCACTGGTTTACTGCTAACAATCCAATATCTGGTACTTGCCCAGCACCACCACCATGAGTATTCTTCTTGCACGCAAGTGTTGTTGTGATGGCACGGTAGTCAGGGTGTGGTCTGCTACAAAGTGCAGTGCGTCTGTCCCATGCGCGTTTAATTGTATTGGAGAAATTGGCACATGCGCTGGAGGCATTACATTCTGCGACGAGTACCGTGACAGCATTGGATTGCCTAAAGCGCTTGATCCAGATTTCTGTTATTTCATGATTGCTGGTGGATGCTATTACCTTGTAAGTGGGTTTACGTTTGCTGCATCATGCAGTTCAACGTCAACTCTTACTCATAACATTGGAAGTCTTGACAGCATAGTTGCTAAAGACCCAGCTCTTCCGTGTACAAATTTATGTCCTAATTTAATTGACACAAACCATTACTGGGGACCAGAAGTTTGGGTCGGTGGCTTCACTTGTACATCGACGCTTAATGTTGCGTTTAGTTTGACAGGTGTATTTGCAACTGGTTGTACTGCGTTTGATACTTGCAGTGTTTCAATAGGAAGTTTTTCATCTGCATGGCACATAGGCGCATGGCCTACGTTTATTCGAGAAGTTACAGAGTGCCAGCCAAATCAATTTGATTGTGAAGAGTGTGTCTTTACAGGATTGCAACCAGATCCCGGACAACTTTTCTCAAGTATAAGTGATCAGCTTGGTGGCTCAACTAATCAATGTGATCCTGGTAGTGGTATAGATGATCCTTGTTTTACACTCAGTAAGACAGGACCAAAAGTAACAGGGTTTATTTCTTTAGCAGCCAATCTTTACGGAACTGATGATCTGATTTTTACGACTGGCTTTACAATTACAAGAAGTTGTGCCTCCACGGTTGGTGACGGAACTGGTTGGGTTACTTTTAGTGACGGTATGCTTGTCACTGTAGACAACTGTACTTTTGTTGGCATTGTTGGCGGCAGCTCTCAAGCTTTAGCAACAAAGATAAATGAGGTGCTTGGTAGTTCAACAGATCCCGGCGCAACTACGTTTGTAGCTGTTGGCAGTTCTAGCGCATGGATTGGACAAGCGTGTGTAAACCTTGATTTTGTAAAATGCCCGGCCTGTCTATTTGATGTTACTACTTGGGACGGTCCAACCTACAGTAACGGAAACAAGACTGCTACTTTCTTTTTTGCGTACAAATACAGAGTAGGGCTTCAAGTTAGTCTTGCTGCTTTTAACTTTTTTGGTGAAGCTGATGTTGGTTGTTTTTGCACAGGATCGCCATTTGGCCAGATCTTTTCTGCGTTTATATCTGATCCAGATTCGGACCCATTGTTTGAGCAGGGAAACATTATTTCCGGAAGTGACTTTACGATGATTAAAGACCCGGCGTTCTCTGATGACTTTCCTTGCGTAACCGTACCAACTGTGACATGAAGATCAAAGTAGATGGAAAGATCATTGAGTCCGTGGACTGCCTCCGGTGGGGTCTTGAGGGATTTACGCCGGCATGTACGTTGGGGCTGGATCTCAACCAGTGCGACACGTGCCCATCCCGCGTAGCGCGCCCAGCCCAGCCGGTGCGCGTACGACCGCCCACGATTGTGAACAAGGCTGCATCTTGGATGAAGGCTGAGATCAGCCGGTTTACCAAGGAACTGGATCAGGGTGAATATGAGGCGCGTATTGAGGCATGTATGTCTTGCAGCAGCCTCCTTCCTGAACCGACACCGCTGGTGGGTTACTGCAAAGCGTGTGGGTGTGGGAAAAACTCACGGTCGGAATTGACTGTCAAAGGAAAGATGCCGGATGCCAAATGCCCTGCGGGTAAATGGCCGGTTACACCGTAAGATGTAGCCAATGCAGGAAATCACCTGGCCACTCCCGCTGAACAGAGCCTCCCAGAGCAAAGATGTCTGGAAGGGTGGCGCTACCACTAGTCCTATCTGGGAACTGGTGGGTGTTGATGGCACCAACCAGGGCGCAACAGTTCCGTATTCGGGGTTTAAGGAAGCTTGGGTCTTCCGCTACGACACTATTCCAAACGGTACTTCAGGATCTATCTGGGTTAACAACGTAAATCCATACGCAACCAATTCGTTTCGAGCAGTTGTTCTTGATTTTTGGACATTTAGCGCACGCATTGGATCCGACCACTACTGCTACGGAGTTGTGTATCTAGCGCAGCGACCAGGATCAACTGTAAGAGACTTGATTATGGAGGGCTTTCGTACTGATGCTAGTCCCTTCTTCTTTTCCAAGGTTATTGTAGATGGTGACTCTGCTGATGTTGGAAAGCTTGGCACAACAAATACCGATTACGCAATCAGCGTGACGTCTACTCCGCGCGTGGTGTACGTTTGTATCCGCGGGTTGAATCCACGTGCCGTGACATTCCCCACCGGTAGTGTTGTATCTGTAAACGCGGGTCCAGGTGTTAAGCCGGTTGGTTCGTACGTGTCCACCATTGTGAGTGGCGGGTATGTTCCATCAAATACACTACTTCCTAATCCGGCTACAAGTCCCTTTGTTGTTGGATCGTTTATTGTGTATTCGAGTGCTGGTACATCGCCTACTGAGTGGGCGGACAATGCCACTCGTTGGGGTACTGCTACTAGTCAGAAGGCTGGCGACTACGCGTTTGCGGTGCAGTTTGAAGACTCATTGAGTGGCCGGCGATCACAGTTAAGTGATTCTATTCCGGTTACGTTTGCGTCTACAACCGCAGTTCCAACCCGCAAGTTTAGTGTTGTTGGAATTGTTGATACCGCTAAGTACGACACCGTAAAGATCTGGCGCAGTGTTCGCAATACGAATGCAGCTGGCGTGTTTACTGCTGGCATCTTGCAGCTTGAAGCAACATTCCTTGCATCTGAATATGTACTTAGTCCTTCACCTACCAATCCTACGTGGACAAGTCCAGCGCTTCCTGCAACTGTAGTGAAGTGGGGGTATGCGGTACAGAAGGATGACCGCGCTCTTGTAATGCAAGACACCTTCCAAGACCGCCCTTCTTTCCTGAGTGCAGTTCCTTTTGGTGGGGCATCTGCGGCGTATCAGAGTCAGTTGTTCCTCTCTAACACGTCTGGTCAGGTTTCTAATAAAGAAGATCAGATGCAGTCGGTTGGTGAGATTCGATACTCAAGTGCGTCAGATGGTTCGTATGAACTGTTTGCGCCAAAGGGTCGATGGACACCTGACATCTTTGGTGATAGCACAATTGCGTTTCAACAGTGCGGCCAGATCCTTCTTGGTTTCTCTGGCAATCAGGTCTACTTCATCATGCGCGAGGGCGCGTTTGTTCGCGTCATGGGCGCGCATAATGGGTACGGCATCACAAGTCCGTATGCGCTTGCCAATGTAGGGCCGATGGTTTACTACGTGACCCACCAGGGCCTGCGGGTTGTGTATGCGGATGGTCGGTTGGATGAAGTTGGTGCAGTTGACTGGCTGTTGTCAATTGATTGGGCGGATGATCTTGATCGCATTTCAATGGCGTTTGATCCGCGGACTACTGCGCTTTACATCCATAATCCGGTGAAGTCTAAAACTGCCGTTATGTGGTTTTCTAGCGGGACGTGCAGTGAATTGCACAACATGCCATTTACCAAGTGCACTCGTGGATTGTTTGCTAAGACTGCCGGCGGCGCATTGGAAGACACAGCATTGTTCTTATTGTCGGAAACATCAATTCCTGTAGTTGCTTCTAATACAACATACCGGGCGCGATTGATGATGCCAGCAGAGGGTCCACTTGATCGCGTAAAAGTTCCAAGCGTATTAAATACGTTTGAGGGTGTGCACTATGGATTGATTGATGGCGCTTGTGATCGTTGTGTGTTAGCAACAATTCTTGTTGATTCTCATCCAACTTACACGTTTACTTGGGCATCGCGTACAAATGGATGGACTCCGGATTACACCATCATTGGTGCGTACATCAAGATTGTTGGTCAAACTGCATCCCGATCATCTTCTGTTGTTAATACTGATTACTATCAGTACACATTTAGGATTACTAGTCTTCTTACTGCTGTTGGTGGTTTTGATAGGGTCAATGCTGTACTAGTTCAAGATGAGGTAACTCAAAACATTGAGAATCCGTTTTATGGAAGTCCACCAACTTTGCTTGTTGCTATCAATCCAGTTGTAGTAAAGGTGCAGACAGCCATCCTCCCTGGTGGAACAGATGCTGGCATGTTTATGAACTCAAAGCAAGTGTCTTCGGTTGGCGCGCTTATTAGCGGGTACGAGTACTCGGGCGCGGTTGACTCGGCTATTGGGCACAACCAGTTCTCGCGGTGGTTTGCTAATCTCTACCGAGGCGAGGATGACACGGCTTTCCTAAGGGGTTACTCGTACAACCCGTCAACGGATGACACTAAGAAGACAATTGTGAACGGGACGTCACCTATCCATGCGGCTTGGAACCAAGCAAAGTCCACTGGCACTGCTTCGTCTATGGTCCTTGGCCCGCAGTGGAGTATTGAATTTGCAGCATTTGTTGTAGGTCAGACATTTAGGCTACTTGCCCTGAGTATAAAGGGACGTATCCTTGACACCGAAAGGAACACAAATAACTATGCCTAGCCCATTTGGAAACTTTGATTCAAGTAACCGTACCGGTGGCGGAACCGCTGGCCGCGGAGTTGGCGCAAGAGGTTTTGGCGGTGTTGGTCGCTCCCGTGGTCGTAATCGAGATGGATCGCCTCGGCAGGGTTACGTTAATCCGGATGCACAGATGCCTCCTGGAATGAACCCACCAATGCAAACGCATGGCGGCAGCATGAGTAGTATGTTTGGTGGTTCGCGTGGTGGAAACATCCCGATGATGAACCGCAATAGCGACAACTCTGTTGGGGGTAATTCTTTAAGTCGTCTTATGGGAGTTGGTCGTGGCGTAAGTGCAAGTGGTAGTCCGCATGGACCTGGTGCTATGTATGGAGCTCCAAGTGCAAGTGACTCGTATGCTCGTCAACAGTTTATGAACATGATGAACGGCAGACCACAACGTGGTGGAAGTGGTATTGCTGCCGGCGATTTCTTGAGTGAAGGTTACGCACGCGACTACGAAAACATGGATAACGCCATGAGTAGCCAGCGAGGCGATCTTGCTAACTTGAGCAACAGTGTCCAGCAGGGTACAGCCATGGGCTATGGTGGGGTTGGCATGGCAAATCAGAATGCTCAACAAGGTAATCAAATTGCACAAGACGGCTTGAATGAATTGCGTGAACAGGGCCGGCAATCAAATGCTGTGTACGACCGTGCACGCCAATCAATCAATGCTGCTAACACCAACGCGCGCGCCGACATGCAGAAGGGTGTTGATACCCAAGCAAACGCAATTGAACAACAGGACTTCTTCCGCAAGGACACGGTTGCTGGTGGGGTTTCAGGCATTCAAAGCCAGTTTGCATCTGCTAAGCAGCAAATTCAATCGGACCCAAACATGAGTCCTGATGACAAGCAAGCTGCAATGGACAACCTGAACAACACGATGCGCCAACAGACTGCATCGTATGCTTCTCAGGCTGATTCAGAAGCAGCCAACTCGTTGCTTGCTGCAAGGACAAACCTTGGTAATTCCCAAATGAGTATGGGATCTACGCTGGGTGGGTTGGCACAACAGGGTGCTTCCATTGCTGGTGGGCTGGGGATGCAAGCAAGCCAGGACAACCAGCGTGCGCTCATGGCTGGTTACCAAATGATGCAGCAGCAGTCACAGTTTAACGGCAGTTTGAGTAACAGCGCGTTGGCTGCTGCAATGCAAGCGCAGACAAACAATGACCGCACTCGTCTTGCAATCATTCAAGAGAATCCGTATGGCGCTCCGCAACTTGCAGACACCATTCTTGCAATGATGAACGCGCAGAACATGCGGCCCGGAAGCGAAACAAGCGAGCGGTTTGGTGGTCGTATGCAAGGCCTTCTTGGTCAAGGACGACGTGGTAATCGGTTCGGTGGATACGCATAAAGGAAACACATGGCAATTCAACCCGTATCAGCCGTTTCACAAGGTAGCGCCCCTGCTATGCAGCAGTTTCAAATGGGCGATCCAAATGCTGCAAATGTTGGACTTGGCTACGCTGGCTTGCTTAATAACAAGCAGAAGAATGCCAATGATCTTCTTGATTCTGCTGCAAATCGCGAAGCAAATGCAGCTCAAGTAGCACAGCAAACAGAACTTGGAAAGCAAGAAATTGCTTCCCGTGAATCAGTTTCTAAGAATGAAATTGATGCGCGCAAAGAAAGCGATAAGGCAAACATTGCATCTAGGGATAGGAGTGATGAAAACACTCGAAAGCTTCAGGATGATCTTTTCCGTGTCAACGCACAAAACAAGATCCTTGAGTTGAAGTTTGCACAGTCAATTGGTGCTGAGCGTGAGAGACTTGCTCCTATGATTGCAGCGCAGCGCAAGAAGGCTTCTGACCTTTCGGGGGATATTGGCACCGCAAAGCTTTTGGCCGGCAAGCGTATGTCTGAAATAAAGACCATTCTTGATCACGCAAAGCAAACCCAACAGCAACTTCAAGAGATGAACAAGACATCTCGCGATGCTGCCGGTCGTGCTTCGGATGACGCGTTGCGTAATATTCACGATCAATTTATTCGCCGAGGAAGAGAGAACGCAACTACTCTTAAAGGTCTTACGCAAAAGAGTGAAGGCGAAATTGGTTACATTGATGACACAGGCATAACCCACGGATATCAATTCCTAAAGCCATCAGAGGGACTTGTTAATTCGCCTGGCTTAACTGGATTGAAAGACACTGTATTTGGAAGCAATCCAAATACCCGTGACTTTGTCAATGCTTTTGGTGCTGGTATTACTAGTCCAGAAGAAGACATGCAAATTGATTCGGATGCAGTTACTCATGAGGTAAATGCAACTCTGGCAAAGCACGTTGCTACTGCAATCTCAAATGCAACTGGTGGAAAAATTGCACCGGCTGATCTTGATACTTTTATTCAACAGCAATTGACTCCCCAGCGAGATGAACAGGGAAATGAAATTGGAATGTCTAAGTTAGATATTGCTCAGGCACTATCTCAATTTGGTGTTCCAAGTGAAGTCATCAAGCACACGCTCTTGAATATTGCTGCTCAAATTGAAGGTGGAGATCCTAGTAAGAATACTGACGGGATCATGAAGTTAGAAGCACAACGTAGAGAAGCGCTTAATGCCAATGGTGGTCGTGAAACTATTCAAACCAAAGCCATGTCTGGCACGCTTCAATACTTCCGTGGTCTTGCTACCAAGAGCAGAATGATTGCGTTTGCAATGCCAGACAACGATATTGATGCGATGTCAAGAATTGTACGGAAGCTAGATGTTGCACTTGGTAACAACCAATCAATTGACCGAGAAGACTTGCTTAAAGAAGTTTCTCGTATGGACAAGATGGGCAAGCGCACTGGCGTTTACGGTGGAATGTCCAACGACGAAGACCTCATTGATGAGATCATGCGTTCTGAGAATCTTGGTGACCAAGAGTTCAATGGCGTAAAGATGTCTCCCAAGGATATAGAGAAGCTTCTCGCTGGTCACACGGGCAAGATTTCAGAAACCGCCGCTGAAGAGCAACGCTTGCAAGGTCTGTTTGACAACCCAAGTTCTCGTTCATACGCTGACTTGATTAAAGAAGCTGAATCAAATATGACCAAGAGAGCGCCATGAACCTTTGGAAAGAAGCAGTCCGATTAGCGTTTGACTCTGTAACTCAATATGGAGTTGCTATTGTCAACAAAGACGCTGAAGATTGCATTGGTCTTGCCCTTGACAATGACCTAATGTTCTACGATTGTGGAACCACCAGCCGAAGGTGGTCAACGAGCAAGCCAACACACAAGGCAATACGCGGCTGGTTGTGGAGTCTTCGGGACGATCCAATTTGGTCACAGGTTAATTCTGCATTTATGATTATCAAACAGGACGACAAGTGGGATTGCACTGTTGGTGTGTTTGTTCCAGCTGCAATGTCAACTTTGATTGATCCATCCAACACAGTGGAGTTTTACAAATGAAAATAGAAGATGTAATTGGTTTGGAACCAGATTCTGCTTCTGCCACTAAAGAGAGTGCTTTGAACTTTGACACTCTTGATGGCACAAAGAAGAAGCCAAGGAAGACTAAGACTGCAACTACTGCTGGAGATAATCCACTTCCAAAGAAGGCCCGTACTCGTCGTAGTAGTGGCCGACGACCTACTTCAAGGGCAAAAGCAAAAGCAACACCAAAGCCTCCTGTTGATGGCAAGCCAGGATTGCTTAGGAAGGGAATGAATGTACTGTTTGGTACTGGTGGTAAAGCTGCTACTGGTGCAGCCGGTGCAGCTGCCGCTCCTGGGTTTATGAGGACTATGGCTGGCAACATTCCGCTTGCTCTTGCATTTACTTTGATCCCAATGATTGTGGATCGTTTGGCTAGTGGCAGCGAAGAAGAGCAAATGCGTAACAGCATGTTGACCCAAAAGAAGATTCAAGATGAGCTTGAAGGCGGTGGCGGCGAAATGGGCGACATGGGTGGTGGCATGGGTGGCATGGCTGGTCTTATGGAAGAAGAACCGCGTATGGGTGACTTGCTTGCTGAGCAATCAGAATTGAGCAGCGCTCGCAACCTTGGCTACGCAGGAAACAACTTGGACGAGAAGATGTACCGCAGTTCTAACTTTGGTAATTCTTCCCAACTTGCCGGCCTGATTGGTGGGGATACTGCTCGACTCGCGCAGTTGCAATCAGAGCGCACCCTTTCACCGGCTGAGATCATGTCTATCATCAACAGCGATAGAGGTTAATTTGGAAGACCAACAAACCACTAATCCGCCGGACGATAGAAACGTTCAATCAGCCAAAAGAAAACTGGCTGCCCGACGCAAAATGTTTCCAAAGAATCCTAATCCTGAAACTAAGAAGGAAAGGGTTAAAAAGAAAAAGGGTACTAAGTCTAGGGAGCGCGTTGAAGAACTGCGGGGTTTGAAGTTCAAGCCGCTTCCGCAGGAGCCTCAACCGCAATCCGCTCTTAAGAATCCAAATCCGTTGAACCCAGACATTACTGGGTCGGGTTCTATGACTCGGATTAAGTTGCCTGACGGTCGCATGATTCCGTTGCGTCGCCCACCAGGGAAGATGTCAATGTCATATGCGGCGGGACAGGGTCCAGCGTTTACGGCTGGTCTTGTTGGCAAGCGTTTTATGCAGAGTAAGGCCGGCGGTCCGCTTGGGATGCTTGGTGCGCTGCTTGGCGGTGCTGCTGCTGGTGTTGGCTTGGGTGCAATCAAGAAGTATCGGAATGACTATGCCGAGGAAGAGGCTCGTTCAAGGGCTGATCTTGAACAACAGGCCCACCGTGACGCTCTTCAGATGATGCAGAATCGGGAGAACAAACTCCACATTCAAAGCAGCATTGACCAGAATTTGATGCGCCTTCAGTCGGAGGCTCCTGACCTTTACATGAGAATTGCTGCTGGCCGGACGCTTCCGTCTGGCGCAGTTGTCATTGGCGGGTCTGTAAGAAACGATCTTTTGCAAGAACTGGGTGCTGGAATGTCCAACGCTCAGTACAATTAACACCACGATTAACCCCAACAGGAGATACACATGGCTGGCGAAAACATTCTTCCTAACGAACACTACCCCGACTACTTCCAGATCGTCACCATTCCGTTTTTCCATGCAATGGTGCCTACTGGTAACGATACGCTTCCATTGATGTACGTGGAGCCACGTGCAACCAACGGAACCGGCATTGTTATTGACAGCATTACTTACGGTGTTGCTGTTATTGAAACTCTTGCGGATACAGCTGAAATTATTCATGCTGCTACGCCGCAGGCAACCACCGGGTTGTCATTGCAGACTGCAACCATCCCACTAAATGTGCTTGGTACTGCTACGACAACCATTAATTCAAACAACAACTTTGTCCCTGCGGGCAACTGGCTGATTCTAAAAGCCAATGCCGATCTTGGACAAGTTCACGGTTGCATCACCATTCGATTCCGCTCACGACTCAAGTAATCTTCTTCCTTAAAGGACACTCACATGGCACTCATTGCAAGCACAGATTTTCGTGGTACTGACATTACGGAATACATCCCACTCAACATGCTGGCTGTTGGTACTGTAATTCCAGCAGCTACTGCTGGTGCATATCGCGTATTCCAGACTACCGCTCCATGCAAGATTCTTGCACTAAAGGTTGTTACTGGCAGCACTGCTGTTGGCACAGTGACCTATACTGCTGGATACGACGTTCGCGCAGTTGATGGAACTGTCCTTCCAGCCACCGTACTCAATACAACTCTTGGAGCAGCCTCGGCAGCCGCGGTAGCAAGCACAACCGTTTCATGCCCAATTGATGTTACTACTACGGACAACTTGCCACCAACTATTCCAGCTGGTGCATACGTTGGCTTTAACCACTCAAGTAGTGCAACCAATGCAAGTGGTGTTTGTGGAGTTCTTATCACGTACCGATACCTTTGATTTAAGGTAACGAATGTTTGATCCGATTCGGATCTACGACAAGCCTGCTGTCATTCTCACGCAGTTAGGGAATGGCATTGCCTCAAGCGACAGCGTCCGAAGGACTCTCACAGATCCTTCGGCGCTGTCGCCACGTGAGCGCGAGACTTATACGACGCAATTGAAGAAGAGTATGGGTGACAATGCAGTCACCGATACTATTGTCGATGTCCTTGCCAACCCGCTTACTTGGTTAGCCTTTGTTGCTGGTGGGGCTATGGCAACTAAGAACTTTGCCAAGAGCGGACGCATGTTTATGGGTGGTGTTGAGAAGGCTGGCTTTGGTCAATGGGCAAAGTCCCAATGGCCTGCGCTCCGCTTTATTGGTGGGTTAAGTGCATCGCAAGAGTTACAGGGAACTCGAATGCACAAGTTGCTTGAGGCTATTCCTGACTCGCTTCAGCGGCTTCAGCGTAATTTCTCAAAGGATGTAACACCAGGTGTTACCAGTGTGCTTGAACTCTTGAGCACAAAGCATCGTGTCAAGGTTACTAGTCTTGATCCAGAGATGGCTCCAAATGCAAATGTTGAGTACGACCTCAAACGCATTCGTGGGACTCTCCATGCAAAGCTCTCTGGCTACGACAAGGCTGCTGAGTTCAAGTATGTGACGGGACTCAAGCCTAACTCGTATGAGGTGTTGACTAGTTGGAAAGACGCTGCTGGTAAGAACCAAAGTGAGTGGTTGAATGTTGGCAAGAAGGCATTTAAGCAACTCAACAAAGCGCTCATTAAGGGCGAGGCAAACTTCCTAAAGATCTCTAAGGATGCTGCCGGTGATGTCCAGATTGATGATGCCATAAGCGCAACAAGTTACTCAACATCAACCGAGGCGCAGCGCCACGCCGGCGAGTACCGCTCGTTTAGTGTGTACTCAAAGGACGGCAACCGTGGTGATGGTGTGTTGCATTCTGGCCCCACCGTTGAGTATCAGACAATCAGTAGAGGGAAGTTGATTGGTGATCTTGGGAAGTTGCAGGCAAATATTGATGAGTTTGGACTGAAGGATCTCATCCGTGGCGCAAACAAGATGCGTAATTCTGTTCGAGCCAAGCTGTATGGCAACGACAGATTGTTTAAGAAGACCGGTCGGTTTGAGATTGATGACAACAAGATCCTCCGTATTGCCCGTGGTGCGGTCAATGATCTGCGGAACCAGGGTGTCATTGGCAAAGACGGTCGTTTGAATTTTGATGAGGCAACGACCATCAATTCTATGTTGTCGCCAGAGGTTTCCGGTGCAATCATTGAGTACGGCAAGAAGTTTCCGGGTCGCGGGGCAACCGCAGACCAAATGGAAAGACTGATTGTCAACACCTACAAGACCCTTGTAAATGACCCGCACTACTTGCCGCGCAACACATCTGTTACCTACAAAAATGTTGGTGGGACCAAGGTAGAGGTTGCTGATTCCGTCTATGCGCCACAGGGTGGTGGGTTTCAAACGGGGTTTGGTAGAGAGGTAACGCCGTCTGGCCGCACTAAGTTTCGCGTGCGCGATTCGTCGCCAATGGATCCTGATGACGTGCAGTTCTTGATTGACGAGTTTGGTTCTACTCCAGAACTAAAGGACATGCTCAAGTCCGCTCGCGAAAGAACACTGAGCCAAAAGCGTGCGGATGTCAACGGACACTACAAGGTGTTTAAGATGGCTCCCGACATTGCGCTTCAGAAGTACATTGGATCGGCTGCTCGAGACGTCGTGATGTTCTCGCAGAATCCAATGGCGGACAAGAATGTCCTTGCTGCTCTTCAAGACTTCCGTGGTCCAAATACCAACGTGCGTTTCCCTGGTCCCACCGGCGGGATGGTCAAGGGAATGCGTGCGTCTTCGCGTCCGCAGCACGCGCCGCAATCTCGTCTCCCAGCTGGTGGGTTGTCCTTGCATGATTTGATTAGTACTGAAATGTCTGCTCTTCGAGAACAACTCGGAGCTGATGCGTACTTGCCAAACATCATGGAGAAGCATGTGATTCCATCGTTACTGGGATACCGTTCTATGGAGAGTGGTGCAGCGGTAGCCATGTCGGAGTGGACCCGCGCGCAGACTTTGAAACTAGCCAACACAGATTTGTTCAAATCAGTTGAGAAGCTTGGTGGGGTTTCAGAACGGTTTGTTCGTGGTATGCGTCGGTATGGAGCATCATCACCAACAGGTAGTGCAGAACTTGGTAGCGGTGTTGCAAAGCTTTTCTACGGTTCAACGATTGGTCTGAACCTCAACACTGCTCTTACTAATCTGTTACAGCCCTTGCACAACTTGCATCAGCTGGGATTTAAGAACACAGTACGAGCCTATGGCCAGACCATAGAGATGATGTACAACTATGCGGGAGAACGATCAAAGCTTGGACGAAATGCGTCTCCAGCAGAGATTGAAGCGGCAATGGATCGTTCGTTCAAACGAACTCTTACTGGCGGTGTAAATACCAACCTTCGTGAGATTGCTGATATTGGTTCTGCATGGAATTCAGTTGAGAAGGCTGGATACGGATCACAGTTAACGCAGCCAAGTGGTGGCATCTTTGAGTTAGTGATGAAGCCGTTTCAAGCAACGGAAATGGTGAACCGTGTTGCAACTGCAAACGCTGTGTTGAATGCTGCTGAAGAAGGCTGGCTTGCCGGCGGTCGCAGTAATAGGCTGGATCCATACCGTGCGCAGCAAGATGCACGTCAAGCGGTTGAGATGATGCAGTTTGGTAGCAGTCCGCTTAATAGGCCGTTGATGTTCTACAACGACTACTTGCGGAACCCTGCTATCAGACAGTTCCTTCAGTTCCCCGTTCGATCAGCAGTCAACATCATTGCTATGCCTGGGATGATTGGTGGTGAGCGCAACGTGCTTGGTATGGAAATCAAGAACAAGTACGGGGTCATGGGTGTTGATGCGGCTCGAATGCTTGGTGTATCTGCAATTGGATACGAGGTGTTCAAGAACATGTTCGATGCTGATGTGTCGCGTGGACTTGCTGTTGGCTGGGCACCAGAGATTGATGTAGAGAAGGACAAGAAGTTTGTGCTGCCGACCCCGCCATTTGCAGAAGCCATGTACTCGGGAGTCCGAGCGGTAATGTCTGGTGGTGACAAGGAAGTGATGAGCGACATCGTTCCACTCCTTATCCCTGGTGGGGTCGCGTTGAGTCGTGCGCTTGGTGGTGCTCCAAAGAGTGAAGCGTTACAGGCGCTTGGATTGCAGAAGAAGTTTGCTGATTGGAGTGCACCTGATGCAGAGGGCAACATCCCTATGTATGACGCAGAGGGACGAATGCTTGGCATGTACTCGGGTGCAGACATTATCTTGCGATCTATTGGTACCGACATGGGCCGGTTTAATAACCAGACTGAGGTCACCAAGTTCCTGTTGTCAAACCGTGATCAAATGCGTGACATTCGTCGGCAATGGATTGCATCTGTACTTGGCAATGACATGGCAAAGGCTGGACAGATCAAGGCTAATTACGAGAGACAGTTTGGGATGCCACTTACGGTGACGCAGCAGCAGATGAAACAGGCCGTGCGTGTTCGTGAGGAGAGTGTGTCGAGTAGAACTATTGATTCGATTGATAAGGATTTGAAGGAACAGTATCAGGACATCATGAGTGCCAGTGTTCCAAACGCGACGGGTACTACTACCTTCCCGATTGAACAGAACGCTCGGTATGTGTGGAGCAATCTGCCTAAGCGTTAACTGAGTGGCATCCACAATTCGACGACTGCTGGTACGGGGTGCCAGCGGGTGGCTCCGTGGATCCAGCGGTCTACAAAGCGGGAGCCCACCCACAGGGGGTTGAGGGTAGTGAGTTCGGCTATCTGGGACACCGTATTGCGATTGAGGGTGGTGGACATGTGGATGTCCGTGCTGGTTGCCCACGTCCGGGTGTAGACGTTGGCCGCCTTGCGTACTCGGTAGGGGGTTCCTTCCATCGGTCCGACCAGATCCCCCGCTGGTGGGTGGCTGGCTGCTAGGGTGTAGCGGACAACAGCCCACCAGTGGCGGGGGTGTTCGGGATAGTGGACTACAAGGACTTCGCTGATTCCCCGTTTGCGGTGCCTAGATGGCATCCAGTGGCGTGGGATGGTTGCGTTCAGGTACAGGCGCTTTGTCTCCAAGCGACCGCCCCTGCCGGGTGCCCAGCCCGATTCAAGGGTAATTGTTGTGGTCTTTTCCAGGCTCATACGGTAAGCCTCGCACTCCTTCGAGGCATTCCTTGATTAGCTTGCAATCAAAACGTACGTCTTTAATCCAAGCCAACATGCCGGCAGTTGATACACCTTTGTTGCTTAGCTCGATGAGGTTGTGGACAATACCAATTCCAATCAGTCCACTCCGTGTGTTGTTGGCAATGTCCTCAAAGAACTTCTTCTGAGTGACCCGGTGAATCCGCTCTATTGAGCAGTTGGGGAAACGTAACGACCAACTTGCATTGACCATGTCTATTGCGCCATAAAACGGATGCACATATGAGACGTAACCCCATGAGCAATGAGGTTCACTAGTTACAGTAATTGACCACTTTTCTGGTTCAATACCGTGTTGTATTGTTGTTTCTTTGATGTGCTGTTTGATATCGAAATACGTACCGTCCGCGGGTACATTCAAGACGATGGTCGATTCGTATGGCATTCCAGTATCCTATGGCTAGTAATAAAAAGGACTGGGTGGATTCTCATCAACACCCAGTCCCTTCCGGGGGCTCGTAACACCTATGAGGTGAGGGGGCACCTTGTGGGTAACCCCCTCACCGGCTGGTGGGGCATAGGAAATCAGGTCGAGAGAGCCTTCTGCAAGAACTCCTTGCGGTAGGTCTTACCGCCTGCTTGATCATACTGGCACTTGACCACAACCGCTACAACAGAATCCGTGGATTCCAGACGATGGGAAATTTCTCCCAACGCTGCACCCATGTCCTGTGGCTCACGGCGTAGGCACACGGTCAGGTGTCCCTTGAGGCGGCGCAGTTCGATCTCAGCGCGGATCTTAGCCTTCGGGTCCGTCAGGACATTGGTGTCCGTAGGGATGCGGAAGGGTGAGCCGACCCACCGGCGTGGCTCCTGCTGACCTGGGTCAGTGATGAGCTGGTAGGAGAACTGGATCTCAACACCGGGGTAGGTGCTGCCATCGGACTGCTTGAATGGGGACTCCTGCATGTTCACGTCGGTAACCAAGCAATCGTGGTTGCCTTCTTCTGGCCACCATCCGAGTGCGCCAAGACCGGAGTCGGCTTGTGCGCTCTTGAAGGTGTCGTTGAGGGCGGAAAACATCGTTTTGACTTTCGAGTCAACTGGCATAGTAAGCTCCTAAATAGGAATGGAAATGAAACCAAACAAACGATAGTGGGAGAGGCGGACGCACCCCCCGCGTCAGCGGGGTGCGTTTGCCTCGTTGTACGCAACCTGTAGTTCTTGCCAAGCATTCTCTGATGGCAACTTCAATGTCTCCATTGGTTGCATCGTGCGGACCTTGGCAATACCTTCGAACTTAGGGTTACTGAATGTGGCAAAGTGCTGCCTGACACGGCGGCTAGTTACCTTGTTCTGCTTGATGATGTGCTCGCCTACCTTGTTCTCAACAACGCGGGATTCCTCAACGGTGTCCCAGTTGGTGGTGATGGGGATGACGATATCAAACATCGGGAACAGTCGGGCGTACAAGCCATCACTGATGATGATCTTGTATTCCTCTACGTGCTGGTTCTCGTTGAGTGGGATGTGCTTGCGTGACAGATGAGCAATGAAGTACACGCCGTAGCCGTGTCGGCGCAGCGTGACTGCAAACTCAATGAGTGTGTCAAACAGGCGCTCCCAGCCAAGTCGGCCATCAACGTCAGTAAACTTCTCGCGTCCGTACAGGCTTGCGATATGTGGTCGCAACATACGAAGTGCTGCACCAAGTGTGTCGATGACGATTGTCTCTGGTCGTGGTAGGTTCTTGACTGCTAGTTCGATGAGTTGCTTCTGCTTCTCCTCAACTAGCTTCCATGACATTACAATCGGATTCCCATCCACACCAATCGTGCGGCCATCCGGTCCCGGTACCGGCCACATCGTCGATTCACTCGTCGGGCATACCGCCGGCGTTTCATCCAAGTTGATGATAAACGCATTCGGGTTCGATTGAAACAGGAATGACTTTCCACTACCTGCTTCGCCAACAACCAAACCGAACATGCGCCCAATAGGGACGCGACCAGTGACCACCGAAGAGCCAAGTGAAGGGTATTTAGAAGCAATCGTTTTTCCTGTAGCGAGGGCATGCGTCATGATGGTGCCTTAATCTTGATAGTAAGAGGGTGCTTTTGCACCGCCTGGAAGAACCATTCGTTCTCCCATTTGGAACGAGTTTGAAGTGATGTCTTGTCTTGGTTCGTCGAAGACAACCGGCGAGTCGTCTTCTATCTCCTGTTGTCTAGCATTTGAAATTGGCAGTTTCGCCGCCTCGCGATAGCCTGGGATACTCACCTTAACAACAGTCTCAAACCTTACGTCTAGCTGATCGCACCAATCAGTGAACGTGGTGGTTGATACTTGTGAGTTGTATCTTTGATTGAACTTGCGGAGTAGATCACTCCGGCTGGTTGCTGGTTCTATGCTGACTACTTCCATGATCTTGGGAGCAATGATCTTCTCAAGGATCTCGGTGTAGAAGCATGTGAATGGGTGCTTGCGTTTCTCGTCGGTCATGCTGTATCTCCTTCAATGATTGCGTCGTCGCGGTCACGTTGCACAAACCCTTCGCGATGAACGATGTCGGGCCACACTCCAGGTGAAGTCAACATGAATGGAAGGTATTGGGAAGGTGATCCGGTTCCTTGGATTGGATCACCCATCTCAAAGTTTTCTGGGTACGGTTCAAGCTCTGCGTACTTGCGACAGAATGCAAGACGTCGATTGTACATCTTTACCATGTCATCTTCAAGAAGATGTTGTGCACTTGTGTAAGAAAAGTTCACGCATGGATTGGTGAGGCGCTCGGGCTCTAGATGTAGATACTCACCGGTACCCGCATACCACTCGTAGCATCGCTGCTGGTAGATAGCAGGGTCAGGGTCACCAACAAATATCTTTTCATTGCGCGGCTCACCCTTACGAGGACCACTCTTGAGCGGCGAGGTGTCCATGGTGAATGGACGATCCTTCATTCCAAACTCGATGGTGGGTTTCTGCACGGCAAGATGAATGACCCCACCCAGCGACTCACAGTTGTAGTCAGAGAGGTTGAGATCCAGCATAGTTTGGAAATAGTGCTGAGTTTGAAACTCTATGGGGCACGCTTGCAAACGGTCGAAGGGGCTGACACTTGTGGTCTTGAAGTCAACGATCCACAAGATCTTGGGGTTCATTGGGAATGTGATGAGTGCGTCTGGTTGGATCACCCGATCACCATGTCGGATGGTGGGTTCCTGAGCGACGATGTTTATTCCTGACATCCACTTGTTGAGGTTCATGCCGCTGTCTTCGTAGACAATCTCCGTAGCTGCACAGAACCAAGCCCATGCAGTGCGTGCGTCTTTCTCCTCGCGCTCACAGATCTCACGGATCAGGTCGGAGTTACGGCCAACAGACTTGCCGTGCTTGATGATCTCTTGGATGCGTGCGTCGATTGCGTTGTCGTACATCTGGAGTGCCTTCTCTGTGTCCTTGCGTAGACAGAGGGAGGCGAAGGCAAGGTGTGCCCACGAACCGCGGGATAGGGCAGCGCTGTAGCGGTCAGCTTTGGTCAGCCCCAGCCGGCGGGACAGGTACCACGTGAACGGGCAAGAGCGCATCATGCGGTAGTCAGAGGAGCGGATGCCCACACTGCGGGGCGCAAGACCATGGAAGGCAAGCCACTCCATTGATTCCTTGCCTGAGTTGGTGGGGTAGATCGGACGTTCGGTTTCGGGGGGCATAGCGTTCTTTCTGGGAATGGGTGAAGACAGCACACGCGGGGCGCGAAGCGCAACCCCGCGTGTGCGGCACACCGTATAGGTGGAGGGTGAAGTAGTTACTTCACTCAGAACTTGGAGCCATACTTGCCGCGGAGGAACCAGCCGGCACCAAGGCCGACAGCGCCGAGGAGTAGTGAGAACCACAGGGAACCGAGGACGGATGAGAAGTCAGCAAGCATTAGGAACCTTTCTTTTGGATACGTCGCCACGCAGCATCAAACTCCGGGTCTGAGGCACGACGCGCGGCGACATACTCGCGTGCATTCTCAGGGTTGTTGGGATCAAGCATACCAACTGCGAGGTCGGCATCGCGGACCTTGGAGCGGGGGATCCAGCCAATGGCAACGCGGATGGCTGTGCCAATGCCGGTCTGCCACAGAACAATGACAATGCCCACGACCACCATGGCGAGTGCCGCCATCCATAGAGTGGAGAGCCACGCGGGGACTTTGTCCTCCAAGCCAGATAGACGGACATGAGTATCAGCAGCCAGATTGCTGATGCGCTGGGCATGGGTAACTACCTCCTGGTCACCCGTGGCTTGGCCGTGGTCGATAAGGACCTGGGCCTCCTCGCGGATGGCGTTGGTGTTGCTACTCACACGTGCGAGGGGACTACACCCCACCAGCAAACTAGCGAGCAGTATTGGTGATAGGAAACGCGTCAAGCTTGTTCTCAAATTTATCGAGGCGCTTGCTGATGTGCTCTTGGTTGGCAATCACTACCTGAAGCAGTCGGTCGTGGTTGAGGTAGGCAGAACTGAATAGACCCAGTAGGGTAATAAGGACAGCACCGAGTGCAATCCAGTTACCAATAGAAAGGGAAACGCGATTGTTAGTTTCAAGGGTCATGTATTTAGTTTAGAAATTAAAGGTTACCTTCAGATACCCAAGTGCCATTTGGTAATAGAACGGTTGCTGACGCGGTGCAGATCCATCCCTTTGGCGAACCTATTGCAGGTTGGCTATTTACAACTCTGTCGCCTCTTACCCACCCAAGACCACCGACCTCCGGGATGTGGTTGTCTGCGGCTATTACGATAGGCAATCCAGGGGCTGGGTTAAATCCAGAACTTGTACTTGCTGACAAGATAATGCCGCTCCACACATTGCCTTGATAATGTGACTCGGTAGATCCAGTAACAATGTTTGCTTGGGCAACGATAAATCCACCAGATCCACCAATTCCAATTCTGCAATTCTTGACCGTGTTACCGGAAATGTTGTGTGATAGATCTCGTAATGCTGGAGCAGTAGTGCTGGTTCCTACTGGTCTAATTCCTATGGAGAATTTTTCAATTGTGTTGTTCATGCAATGCACTTTTCCAACACCAAGGTCTGACCAGATGCCAGCGTTGAATGTGGTGTTGTCAGTTACATTGTTGTTACCAACAATGCGGTTTCCAACCACAGAAGAATCACGGGATCCACCGTTGGACACTTGAATCCCACCCCAAATACTTGTAGTAGTAATTTGGTTACCAACAATATGGATGTCTCCTTGGTCTGCTCCAGCACTACTAGCGGCAACAATTGCTGTTCCTTCGGTTGCCTGAATTCGGTTGCTTGAGATAAGAACACCGCTAGTAAACGCACCTATTACTTGGATGCCTCGGCCAGAGGTTGCTGCTGAAGCACCAGCATTTGTATCAACTGCAATACGAGCAATGTTGTTACCAGAGATGACGGGTCTTGTGTGTTGCTTTACTCCATCTATTGCTTTTGGCGAATTGATTTGAATTCCAACACGGGTGCAGTCCAAGACAATGTTTCCCGTAATTGAGTCGGCACCACCAGCAGAATAGATACCTGCTTTAAGGCTGACATCGCTTGGGTATTGAACACTGAAACCGCAACGAGATACGACATTGCCTGAGATAACTAGGTCACCACCCGGAGGATTGGCTGTCTGGCAATCGATACCCGTGTGTCCATAGTCTCGGATTACGTTATTACAAATTGCTACACGGCAGGAAATAAGACCACCGTAGCCAACAATGATTGCGTACCTTGATTTGTTTTCAGCATCATTAGTAATTGCAATTGGAGTAACTCCATCAACATCTAACTTCATTGCTTGAATTACATTGTTGCTAATTGTAATGTCATGGTCGCCTGAATTTCCAGATGCTGAAATTCCTACATCTTGGTTTCCTAGACAGAAGTTCCCGGTAATGATTCCTCGGAAAGAATCGGCAGGTGGTTCTGATCCATAGATTGCAATGTCAGTAGTGCCAGCATCATCAATTGATTCGTCAAACTGTGCGCCACCCCAAAGACGATTGTTTGTAATGCTGTAAGTGCTTGCTCGACGAAGTTCAATTCCCAAACCCCATTTAAAAATCAAGCAGTTTGTAATTGTTGGTCGGGTAAAAACTACGTTGCCGGTACTGATTTGTGAATCAGCAACAATTCCTTTTGCGTATTCGGATCTAATTGGCCCGGTAATTTTGAACTGATTAGTTCCGGAGATTTTCAAACCGTCAATGACAACTTCGTTTCCGTCAATAATAATTCCGTGTGTTAGTGATGTGGTTCCACCTGTTGGCTGGACATCAATTGTTGCCGTTCCTTGTTGAGCAAAGAAACAAGTTTTTTGCTTTATTCTTAGTGCCGCAATTGTTCGGTAAGTTCCCGGTGGAACGTAAAGACTTTTACCAACACTGGCATCAAGTGCTGCTTGAAGTGCGTCCGTGTCATTTGCAACTCCATCGCCAATCGCGCCAAAGTCTTTGACACTCAGGGTGTCGCCAAGTTTGGAGTCAAGGGTGCGCGTGATTGTACCCGTACCGGTCGCAAGGAAGTTTGCGGTTGCGCCGGCGTTGAATCTGCGAGCGGTTAGGTTTTGTCCACTAGTGGCTGCGGACATAGCAATGAACTGGCCGGATGAAGAGGCAACTACTGTACCTGCTGTCGATGGGACAAGTAGATTGCCAATTGCAATGTTGCCACTTGCTCGTAGAGTTACGATGTCAAGCTGGTTGTCTGAGGTTTGGAAGACAACTGGCGCACCACTTAGAGTGGGAGTTCCAGTTGTAAAATTAAAAGCTATGTCAGTGGATGTGTTGCATACTTCAACTGTGTTGGTGGTGGTTGATACCTTGACACATGCGTATGCGGGAATAGCGCCGGATGCTGTGATGATTGGGTTATTCATTGTTGTTTACAGACCAGCGTGGAGGATGGTGAGTGTGCCCGCGGTGCCCGGTGTGAATTCAGTAATCACTTGTACAAACTCGCAACCCCTGGTGTTGAGGAAGATTGTATTGTTATCCAATGAACCGCTATTAACTAGAATTACAGCGGCCGATGGATTTCCAGACGTTGCAGCCTGTCCGGGATTTAAGGTAACTGCTGTCAGTGCACCTAAAGTACCCAATGATGTGACCGTAGTTTGTGCGGTGAAGGTCAGCGAACCAAGGCTTAGTAGTGCTTGTGGAATCCAGGCTGCTAGATCTGGGCAGTAGTTCCATCCAATGAATTGGATTGAAGTTGGAACAGTGGCTCCAGTTGATAGGTAGACCTTGAGTTTCAGTGCGTTCAGACTGCAACCAATGATGGAGGTTGTTGAACTAGTGACTGGCTTGACTGTCGTTGGTACCAACACTGGCAGGGTCGCTGTTGTTGTTTGCGATACTCGCTGATAGTTCTTGGTTTCCGTTACTTGGGTCACGTGTGTCATGGTGTTCCTGTGTGATGAGCCATCGTGCTGTCCATTCACCGGCAGCTCTGCGTTGACCCGCTGTGCTGGTGGGAAGGACGAGGAGTTGAATGCGGTACTCGTTTAGGATACGCAGTAACGCATCAATCGCAAGACCCGGGTGGGGCTTTCCTGCTATGACTTCGGGCATTATTACTAACCCCTCTAGCATGACGGCAGGGCAGGGTGACTCGTCACGGAGCCGGCGGCAGCACTCAGTGAACCGCCGCCTACCCTCATGGGTGAGGAGGTTCTGGGAGATCTCGCTGATGGATCCCTTCCGTTCGAGGAGGGCGGGGTGGCCGTCGATCTTGTAGTCGCCGGTCTTCATCGTCCGCTTCTGCGTGATGAGGCGGACGGTCGTGCCGGTTTGGTGACAGGGATCCTTCCCGGGGTTCAGGCACACGATGTACTCAGGGAAGGTGAGAGGTTTCTTCTCACGCTCATCAACGAGGATCGTGTACTCCTTCTTCACTCCGCGGAGTATAACTTGAAAGTGAATCCGTAAGAGACACCAAACAAATCCTCACATGCCATCTGTATGCAGCGGTTCACGTCATCCCAGATAGCAGTGCGCTGGTTAGCGTAGGGAGTAGAGAAGACTAACTCGTCGTGCAGCTGGAGGTGGAACTCGTACTCCTGCTTGCCAGAGAACAGCATCTTCGATTGGATCATTGACATGAACACGGCTGCCGTGCCCTGCACCTTGAAGGAGGTGGTGTCGTGGATTGTCTTGTTGGCATTGTGGTTGTACAGGATGTCAGCCTCGTCTAGACGGAGGTGACCACTCTGTCCGTGTGCCCACCAGATCTCACGGGTATGGGCGTAGTCTGTCCAGTCGGTGAAGATGGGAAGCTGGTCGATGTCGTGTTGGTTTACCCACTGGCCGGTCACTGCCATGGCGGTGCGTGCTGCCTTCTTCATACCACCACCGTTCACGCCGACGAGGAGTGCGGTCTTCATGGCATCGCGTGACCCCACCAGGTTGGAGTAGGGATCAAGTTGGAAGGCGAACTGATTCATTTTGTGGTCACGGGAGATGGCTGCTGCTACACGGAGCTCGAAGGCAGTCATGTCCATGTGGTAGATGGTGCCCGTGTTGGGGCGCATGGAGTTGCGGATCTCCTTGCACCATGTCTGTGCTGCTGGTCGCCGGCATGACAGGCGTGCGGATTGGATGCCGCCTTCGTCGGTTGGTGCGCCATACCAAGATGGGTAGCACCGGGTCTGGTCGCCGACTTCGATGCAGCCTGACACCACAGTATGTCCCTCTCCTCTGTCGATGGTGGGGCTGAGGATCCTGCGGCATTCTTGGTATGTGGCTACGTTCTGCGCGTGCTCGTTGAGTGCGCCGAGTAGTTTGTTCTCCAAGATCATGGCGCTGAGGATGTTGCGGTTCTCTTTGTTGTTTCGGACGCTGCGCTTCTTGTCCGTGTACTCGAGGAGTCCGCTGTCATGGAGACCAGGGAATGACTTCTCTGCTTGGAGTACGGACTCGAAGATCAGGTTGGATTGCGTGGTGCCACTGCCCTCACCTGATGGGATGATTCCGTTGTGGGTGAGCGCGTACTCCCATGTGCCGGCTCGCTTGTCAGCTCGGGTTGCAATGTCAATGATGTCCTTGGTGTTGAAGGTCTGGCCGGTGCGGCTCATGCTTTCGATACACCAGAGGCGGTCGCTATGGAAGTCGAGTGCTATGGATGTGGGTGTTTTGCTGTGCTCGTCGCGGATCCGCTCGGCAAGTGCGCGTGCTGCAAGGACAGCGTTGTGCGTGTCCTCGGCGTTGTACTTGATGGCATCGGCGGACATGGGGAATTCAAACTTGCCATCCTTGAGGGTACGGTCGTAGGTGAATGCGCCAAGGGCTGGGCCGAGTGCCTTGAGGGAACGTGACTTGCGGATACCTGAGTGCATCCATGACAGGATGATGGTGTCAACAAGGATGGGCTTGATGTCGTTCGTGAAGATCTTGCGGATGGACGGGAACTCTTGCAGGTACAGTAGATCGAACACGATGTTCGATCCAAGGATTACCTTGGCTTTAGCAAGGATCTGCTCGACCATGGCAAGGTCGCTACACATATCGAAGACCGCAGTCTTTCCTGGTGTCCAGCTGGTGGGGTCGTTCTCATTGCCATCGACTAGGGTGACAGCGCATTGGGGTACGAGCCGGCATGGTAGGCATGTGCCCATGTCGAAGCGCTTGGATAGGGCAGGGTGGAAGACGGTTTGGTTAGGGCATGCAACTCCTTTGGGTTCAAAGGACTTGAATGCGCCATAGGTTTCGATGTCAAGTGAGATGATCATTGATGTCCTTTATGCCAAGGAATTCGAGGGTGCCACGCAAGAGTTCGATCTCCTTCTTGCAGCGGAGGAATGTCTTCATGAGGTAGCGAGCGTTGCTGTCATGAGGTGTGCCGTATAGATCGAAGTACTTCTGCCAGTACTCCATGGCTTCGGTGAGTGGTGCGTTCTCAAGAGGTCGGTTGTTCTTGAAGTCCTGTTCGGTTTGCGGGTCGTATGGGTCGGTGGTATCTGGCTTAGTCATGTGGTTCCTTACACCTGGGTGCGGAGTTTCCGTCGTGGTTGTCCGCACCCAGGAGAGCAGAAAGGTTCGGTAGTTTGTAGTGCTGCGGCCCCACCAACTAGGTACACAGTGGAGGATGCATCGCATGAACAAAGCGGTATGCGTTACTTCGATCGTCCGGACGATACGGTAAGAGGCTGCTTGTTATGGAGAGGCTTTCTTATCTGTACTCTAGCTGGTGGGGTGCACGCATTCATGGTTCACCACAGCACTAGGCCATCGTGTGACATGAACCATGAATCCTCCGGGCTTGCAACTGGTCTTCTATAGAGACATCATTGCAAGCGGGTGGGTTAGAAGCCGCTTGGACGGGGCAGGTACCGGTCACGATCACAGTATCGTGAGGTGGTGGTACTGCTGTTTGGTCCGCGGCAGTAAGGGGTGTTGATGGGCTTGTCAGATTGTTCCTTGTATCCGTCATCGCAGAAGCCAGGTACGAAACGATCCATTGGATGAAGGCAGTCAATGAACTCCGAGCATACATCGGAGGGTGGAATGCCACGTGTTTCCTCGTCAAGGATGCGGAAGTAAAGGCGATTGTACAGCTCTGAATCATTGAGATGATTGGTGTTGAGTAGGTAGATGCCACACTTGGCGAGGGCTTCGAGGATTGTCCACAGTTCATCGTGCATGTCGGACGGTGAGCGCAGTGACTGAGGTGCCATCGGGATGATGTCAACAGTCAGTAGTTGTTCACGTCCTCGCACGTTGGGTGCGTGGTCAAAGTCGTACAGCATGCCAGCCTCGAACGCTGATGTCTCATCGTTCGTGTTGTTCTCAATCCATTCGGCGCGTGCAGCAAAGCGGTCGGTCTGTGCCTTGCGTGCATCTTGAAAGACTGATAATGCATTGTCGAATGGGTTGATGAACTTGCGGTGGCGCGTGCCAAAGGTGTTCATGGTGGTGGGCCTTGTTGCTAGGGTCATTGTGCGTCCTCGTAAGATGAGACTTCCTTCTTCAGTTCCTTGATCTCAATTGCTTGAGCTTCACGTACGACTTCGAGTTGCAAGATGCGCTGCTCCAGATCGGTGATGAGGTTACGCATCTCAATGGCTGCGGTGTTGAGCATGATCCACTTGGGAACGATGCGCATGTAGAGGACGGTGTAGGCCAGGGTTTCTTCGATGACCTTGGTTGCTACCGGCTTGTCATAGAACCATTCACCATTGTGTTTCAGTGCGCTGTCAAACTCGGCAAGCTTCTTACTATTGTCAAGTGGCATTAGTAACCTTTCATTGCTTCAAGCAGTTGGTGGGGCGACACGATCTGTGGCAACGTAGCCATAGGTACTGTTCCCCGTAGGTAGGAGCGGAGGATGGAGAGATGGTCAGAGACTGCGTGGATTTTGTTGGGGTCACGTAGTACTGCTGACGGGTGGTAGGTGGAGAAGAGATTGAACTGAACACCTTCAACGGACAGTGGGATGCCTTGTGAAGTGAGAGCATCTGCTTGCTTCATTGCTTTGCCAGTTACCCAGCGGGTCAGGTGTGCGAGCGGATCTGCGCCGGCGCAAAGCGCGGCGCGAATCCGCGCAGCCCCGTACATTTTCATCACAGTGAGGAAGTCCTTATGTCCGTGCTCCATCCAGCATGCGCGGTACTGGCGTGCGGTGGGTGCCTTGCCTGATGGTGTGTAGCAACGGGCGATGTTGCCAAGGTAGATGTCAGCGTGGTCGTTGATGTGCGAGCCTTCGATGTACGACTCAACGAGTACCTTGCCTGATCTACCTTGCCAGCATTTGTTGGTCATGTCTTCATGAAAGCCAGGATTCATGCCAAGGATGAGTACTACTGCATCGTTACTGTTGTCCTTGTACATACGCCATGGGATACCGATGTTGTGGATTCCTCCGGCAGATAGGTCGCAACGTGAACAGTTGGGTTGTGATGGCAGTAGTGGTAGTTTCATTTGGATATCTCCAGGTGGCCGGGGCCATTCCCCTCTTCATCGGCAAGGATCATGCACTCGTATGACTTGCCGTTCTTGGTGGTGAATGCGAATCCGTAGTAAGGTTCGTCGTGATCGGACTCGCCTTGATCTACTACAAGAGCGGTAATGGTTGCACCTACTAGTGGTCTGAGGTACTTGACCATTGGATCGGACGGTATGGGTTCTTGCTTTGGACTAGCCATTGATTCGTCCTTGTCTGAATTGATTGTTGTTGAAGTCAGCCTCGTTGGTGTCGTCGCGGTGGATGGTGTACTGGTAGGAGTTCACTAGGTCGGTGGCTTGCTTGCTAAGCGAGTCACTGATCTTGTCGGCGTACTTGTCCATCACACGCTTGAGGAGTGGCGATGCTTCATCGAAGCCGATACGCCACACTTCTTCTTCTCCATCTGTGTCGCAGATGATTGCACCGGTAGGGGTGGAGTCAACGATGTTGTGTTCCCACCAGGTGCGACCGGATCCGTCTTCCTGCTTGGTACGGGTGACCTCGCATTGGAATGTGATCTCGGTGTAGCGGTTGGGTTCTTCGATAGTGACAGTGAAATCTTTACGCATCTTCAAACTCCGATTCTGATTCTTTGTAGAGAATGGGTGTGGCATCTGGGCTGTATAGCCTGCGCCACTTGTCCCATGTAAAGTCAACGCCAACAAAGTCTTGATCAGCAATACAGTCTTGTCTGTATGCATGTGCTTTGTAGTTAAAGAGGATGATGTCACGAAGAGCTGGTGCGTTTGTTGCATCAGCAGTTCGGGCTGCCATGATTGCATCGTTCTTGATTACTGCTGCAAGGAATCCTCCTGTTGGAATGCTGTGTCGGTAGTAGCGGTACAGTGCATCGAAGGTGTGAGGTGGGATTTGCCAGTCTGCCATAGTTAATCTCCGTTGATCATGGACATGATGGTGTTGTGTGCACGGGACATACGCTCAGGTGTAGAGATGGGATTGAGTGATGACTTCTCGACCTCGGTTACGCCTTGCATGACGTCACCGAAGTGGATGTCTCGTCCTTCACGTGGGAAGAAACCGCCGGGGCCATCGACTCTGAGGATCTCATCGCGCAGTGTGCGGATGTTCTTCCATGAGATGGCTTCGTTAAGTGCGAGTTGCATGCATACGTGGTCGACGGTTACCTTGTCGGTACTTGGTGAGTACTGGTCAAGGTAGTGCTCGTCCATGCGAGCGCTGTCGAGGAGGTACTCGTCAGCACTGCGAAGGAAGTTCATCATTGCACTTGCTGTGATTGATGGCAGTTCGCGGGAGAGGGAAGGGCTGTTCTTCTTCTTGAAGTGGAATGCCTCCACTCCTGCGAAGGCAAGGTTGTCGCAGACCATGGTGTGCTTGGCAAGGATGCCGCTGACTGGGAACTTCTTAGTCCAGCTGTTGCGGATACCAAGTCCGAGCGTGGTTCCGACTGGGATGTCGAGCTTGTCATGCTCGAATTCGATAAGACCGAAGAACTCATCGCCATCAGTGGTGCCGTGCTTGATGCCGTACTTCTCATCCGTAATGCGTGCACCCATGAAGTTCAGGGTGTCGATGATGGAGGTTGCGAAGTCGAAGTGATGGAGTGGACACCATGTGTTGGTGGCCGGCGGCGCTGAGATTTCGCTCAGTGCGTGTCGTGTGATGGGGGTTGCACCCGCGTGTAGATAGAGTGGCATAGTGTCCTTTCATAGTGATGATGGGAGGTAGCAATCGCCGACGTCGACGATGGCTTCTGGTGGTTCCATGTCATGACCGAGGATGTACTCGGTATGCATGGTCGACCAGTGTTCGATTCGTGCACTGATGTTGCTACGGTTGACCTCTTCGCGGAGTTGTTCGCCGAGGCTGTGCCAGTTACGGCGTGCCTCTTCGATACCGGTGGGGTTGTTGTTGTAGATGAAGTGACACTCTACAACTGGTGTGTCGATGTCACCCGGAAGGGAGCGCATCATGGAAATCATGGTTGGTGAGACCATGGCTTCGATGAGCACCCCCTTCTTGCGACGAGTTACGATTGTGATTGATTGCATTGTTACTCCGTGATGGTGCGACCGGACAATGTCCAGGTCTGTGTGGTCTCATCGACCGTCACGCCACGGGTGTGGGTGATGATGCGGTCGATGCGATAGGCGCTAGTGATGCGCGTCCTGATACTGATAGGGGTAGCACGGCCAAAGCCGTTGACGATCTCCTCAAGCAAGGGCTGAACATCTTCCTGCCCGTCAAGGGCAGTCGATGGTTGAGGTGTGTTGTGTTGTGGCTGGCGCAGTTTGCCGGCACTCATTGACAATCCCTCACCATTGAGGATGGATTGCCATGCCTTGTGCTGTGCCATACGGATGCGGTGCTCCTCCCAATCGACCTCGCCCTTGCGGTTGGTGGGGTACAGTGGGCCACCGATGACCTCATCGTGTTGCTCGTATATGTTACGCATGAACCGACCATCATCCGTGATGCCATGTGCGTCGAGCTCGCTGATGTGGTCGTTGTCGTCGATCAGGTTGCCATCTTCATCTGTCTTGCAGATGTGGGTGAATAGAGTCTCACTCACGTCTGCTTCCCATCGGTTCTGTCGAACCAATGAGGAGGACATGGGAAGATGGGCTGCCATGGTTTCGAGGAGCATGGCGTCGTGAACTTGTGTCATAACTTGTAAACCTTTCTGCTGAATTGGAAATGAAATGTGATACGCACATCGCAGGTGGGGCTGGTCACTTAGGACGTAGCCCCACCTAGCGAGTGGATGGTTGCGCGTTACTTACTTGCGGCTGGGCTGCG